GCGGGGCCGCCGTATTGGCACGCATCTTGCTAGGCAAGCAAGTATTGTGCCAATCTGTTTGGCGCGCGTTGGCACGCATCTTGCTAGGCAAGCAAGTATTGTGCCAATCTGTTTGGCGCGCGTTGGCACGCATCTTGCTAGGCAAGCAAAGACCGTGCCAAGGTGGCACCGCGGTGGGCCGGTGGGAAAGTGGGCAGGCGGGCTGGCACGGTTCTTGCTATCTGTTACTACCCGGCGCGCCGGCAGTGTGCGGTAGGCGCACACAGGCAATGTGACGTACAGCGTCACATTGTGACGTTATGCGCACGCGAGGCGACGCACCATTGTGGTGCGGCTGGCAATGTGCGAATCCACCCCATCGCCGCTCCCAATGCTGCACCGCGGCGAAGTGTATACGAAAAACCCATATAATACCAACCCACAACAACGGAGCAGACCACATGAATATCGAATTGAACATCGGCCTTGACATCCCCGGCGCAACGAACACCCCGGCCAGCCGCGACATGCTGGCCCTGCGCGCCACGGCCTACCTGAGCGCCGCCTTCGCGGGCGTGGCCGTGCGCCGCTACGAGTCGTCCTACGAGCAGGATGGCGCCACCGTGACCGAGGCCGGCATGGCGGTCCGCCTCACCGCCGAGCGCCCGGTCGACTGGATGATCGCGGGCCTGTCCGCCATCCTGTCGCAGGACTGCATCGGCGTGCTCGACGCCGACACCGGCGCCGGCGCGCTGGTCGGCCCTAAGGCGGCGGAGTGGGGCGACTTCAACCCCGGATACTTCAACAGGTTTTAAGGCGGACAATTTGGCAGGGCATCCCATGGGTGCCCTGCCGAGTCATTCCACCACAACAATGGAGCACCACATGTTTAAATACATCGCAATGTACAACGGCAAGCAAATTGAGGTTGCCGCCGACACGTCCTACCGCGCGCAAGTCGACGCCGTGGCGCAATTCAAAGCCCCGAAAAGCAAGGCGCACATGGTGCACGTGTACCGCGTCGTCGACGACATGGACCAGCACGTCCAGCACGTCATAACCAACTAAACGGAGCACCACATGTTTAAATTCCAACAGGCCGACCCCAACACCAATTGGATGGACCGTAACACCTGCGTCCCCCGGGCGCTGGCCCTCGCCACCAAGACGGACTACGACACCGTTTTTCTGGCGTGCAAGGACGCCGGCAGGCCGTACCAGCGCGGCATGTACTATGAGCAGATCGACCGCGCACTGCAGACCCTGACCGGCGACCCGTGCACCAAACTGGTGCACGCCCCGGTGCAGGGCAAGTACGTCGAGGTCACCACGCGCCGCTCGCGCTACTACGGAGGCGCAGAGACCCGTTGGCAGAGTCTGACCCCGACCTTCGCGCAGTTCGCGGCCAGCAACCCAACCGGGCGCTTCATTGTCCTCCGCAAGGGCCACGCGGTGGCACTGATAAACGGCACGTTTTTGGACAGCGCCGCCCGCACCTGCGGCCCCCGGGCGCGCGTGACCGCGTGGTGCCGGGTGGCCTGAATGCTGCACCGCGGCGAAGTGTATACGAAAAACCCATATAATACCAACCCACAACATGGAGCAAAAAATCATGCAGACCAAAACAGATAACGCGGCCGAGGTCGGCCAGCACGTGTTCGAGCGCAGCGGGTGCGGCGTCGGACCCTTCCGGGTGATAGGCGTGTTCTCGGACGTCGGCCCGCACAGGTACCCGCAGGCCAACGGGACCGTGATCGAGATCGGCTACCCGGGTCAGGCCATGGGCGTCTGCGCCCACTGCGGCACCGGCATCGCCGACTGCTACAAGATTCAGGACGCGAATGGCAAGACGTTCGTTGTCGGCAGCTCCTGCGTGTACAAGACGGGCGACGACGGCCTGATCCGGTCCTACAAGGCCAGCCGCGAGGTGCGCGCCTTTGCGGCGGCAAAGCGTGACCTGTTGGCGGCGAGGAAGGCCGACGAATTAACGGCCCTGATCGCGGCCAACCGCGACGCGCTGTCAAAAATGGCCTCGCCGAACAGCACCGCCAGCCTGCTGCAGTACCTCGAGCGAGTGATACCCATGTGCGGCGCCGCCGGCCGCGCGCGGTACCTGAAGCTCACCAAGTGCAGGCTCGCCGCCGGGTAGCGGCGAAGTGTATACGAAAAACCCATATAATACCAACCCACAACATGGAGCACACAATGGACCATTCCCCAGAAGTTAAACTCGAGCGCCTCCGGGCGCAGCTCGACATCCTGACCGCCAAGCGCGACAGCGTGGCACGCACCCACGGGGGCGGCACCCGCCTCCTGCTGGCCAACCTCGCGATGAACGACATCGAGTACGCCATCTGGCGCCTGCAGCGCGAGCAGCATATTTACTGGCTGCAGAGCGCGTGAGCCGGGAGGCCGCAGTATTCTGGGCCTTCGTCGGCCTTTTCGTAATCGCCTATTTTTTTGGAGCATAAAATGAAACACCTCACCGGACACACCTCCCCCGAGACGGCCTACATTGTCGCCGACTACCCGTACGGCTTCACCCTGCGCTGCCAGAAGCGTTACTGGATCGAGACCAAGCCCGGGCACGGGCAGCGCCTCGTGACACAAACCAGCAACCCGAAAAAGCCGGGCGTGGTCTGGAACAAGCCCAAGGCCGACACTTACTGGATGATCCTCGTGCTTGTGCAGGAGGACGACACCGGGTACATCAGCACCCGCGGCCTGCACACCTACGGCTGGGAGGAGAGCCTCCCCGCCTTTGACCGGGACTTCCCCGACCTGAGCGAGTACCAGACCGCACTGATCGGCAAAATGAAAAGCTACATATCCGTCCGCGACACCCGCAAGGCCGCCGCAGCGTAGCGGCGAAGTACCCACAAAAAACCCATATAATACCCACCCACCACATGGAGCACACAATGACACGAGCAGAATTCATCGAGCACTGGCTGTCCAACGAGGACGGCCGCAACGGGCTGGACTACCTCGAGGAGTCGATCGGGGAGCACGCCTCGCAGTACGCGAGCGAGTGCGGCCTGTACGGCGACGCTGGGCCCGGGCAGGGCCTGCGCCTGCGCGAGATGCGCGCCACACTGGCGGGCGTCAAGCGCCAACTGCGCCGGCTGGGCGCCATCACCTGAAGACGCAAAGCGTGGCGCCCCCGGGCGTCACCACTGTGCGCCGTCGGCTCACAACCGCAACACCACACCACTACGGAGAACATCATGGCATTTGTCACAACCACACCCAGCACGTTAAACATTTCGGCGACCCTCCGCCTCTCGCGCGGGGAGGCACTGATCCTGATCGGCCACCTTGCGTCCGCCATCACGGCGGTGGAGTACTACAACTCGGACTACAACCTGCCGAGCTATGGCGACATCACGCCGGAGGCCGGGAGGCAGGTCGTCGCCATCACCGTCACCGTCGCCTAAGTAGACAACCCGCAACACCACACTACGGAGAACACCATGCAAAACAAAACGTCATTCCAGCAGCCCTCACCTAACGCCGACGGCCTGTACGGCGTCCAGACGTGGAGCGCCGGCCCGATCTTCCCAGCCATTATCTACGTGCGTGAGCTCTACAGCGCCAACGCCCAGCCGCTGTTCCGCGAGTACAAAATGACCCTCGACGGCGTAACAGACACCTACGCAACGCGCGAGGACGCCGAGCAGGCCGCGAGCTTCCTGCTCAACCACCCCACAAGCCGGGAGGCGCGCCGCGCCGAGGGCGCCGAGGCATGAGCCCCGGGTACAGCGCCACCCGGATGAACATGGACGCCGGGGTCACCCCGGCGCAGGGTCGGGTGGTGTTCCACATTGAGCGCCTGTTCCGCAGCACCGGGGGCGGCGTCAAGGCGCACGGCACCTTCCTCGCCGCCTGCCGCGTCAAAGGCATCCCCTCCGCGGTGTCGGGCTACACCCCGACCCGTTGCGTGGAGGTCCTGCAACTGGTAGAATCCGCGTGCCGCCACCACGGCATGCACCTGTTCCGCGACGTCGGCACCGGCTGGCGTCAAATTAACTTGGAGGTATCAAAATGAATTTGACCTATGCAGAAATACAGGCACTGCTGGCGCTGGTAGAGGCAATAGAAGAAATGTTCGCAGCGCCGCAACACGATCGCGAAAACGGTGCCGCGTGGCTTAATGAAATTGCTGCCGCAAAATGGGAAAAAGAAAACTCATCACTACTTGCTGCTATGTATGTGCTAAGCGAGAAAACGGACGCGGTAACAGAGATGTTTAAACTGGAGGTATCAAAATGAACCTGTTCAAAAAACAACCCGCCAAACCCGCCAACGAGTACCGCCCCGCCGAGGCCGTCCGCCTCGCCGGGGACCATTGGAGCACCGACCCGGCCGTGCGGGGTGTCAGCGCGGCGACGAGCATCGCCCTGCGCGACACGCCCCGCGACGCGTCGGAGGCCTCAATCATGGGCCTGCTGGAGCGGGGAGTGATCCCCCGCGTCAGGGAGTACGTATGAACAACATCGACCTGCAGGACTACCTGCCGTGGGTCGTCTGCGCCACCGTCTGGCTGGCCCTCGTGCCGGTCAGGCTGGTGATCCTGATGCTGCTCCCGGCCAACTCGGGGTACGCGTGGCACCCCTGCAACAACCTCTGGCGCCGTGTGAAGTTTGATGGATACCACTGGTCATGAGCCGCACCACGCGGTACGGCATCTTGGACGACGCCGGGGAGGTGGTGCGCTGGGTAGACACCGAGCCCAACGGGCTGGAGTACATCTACTTGGCGCAGCGCGTCCCCCGGCAACCCAAGCGCCCCACGATCGACTGGCTTGCGTTTGAGCCAGCACTGCTTTAGAATATCCACACCAACCACACCACTACGGAGAACACCATGCACCCCGACACAATGCAACTGATCGACAACACCGAGGCCGACTGGAGCCACCACGAGTTTTACGTGGACGGCAATGGGCAGTCACACCTCAAGCACCTGCGCTACGGGGACGACTACACCCTCGAGGAGGGCGACCTGCTCGACGCCGTCGAGGCCGTCCTGCGGGGCGACATCCTCGACTTCGGGGGTGACGATCGTGCTTAACTTTATTGGCTGGGCTTTGTTGTTGTGGTGCCTCTGGACCATCGAGCGGGTCGGCGTGAACGCCACGAGCCTCTGGCTGTCCGTTCTGGCCGTCGGCCTCCTGCTGCTCTCCTTTGCGGTCAGGGTGGGCACCAGTGCCTTGCTCTGGCGCCAGATCGGACGGGTGATAAACCGTGGCCGGTGAGCGCACGGCGCTGGGTGACTACCTGCGCACCCTGCACAAGGTGCCCGTCCTCAAGCGCGAGGAGGAGGCGGAGCTTGGGCGCCGCGCGCAGCTTGGGTGCAAGCCAGCCCTTGACCTGCTGGTCACGCACAACCTGCGCTTCGTGGTCAGCACCGTCAAGGGCATGCGGGACTGGGTCAACGTCAGCCTGCCCTACGACGACCTGATCGCCGCCGGCAACGAGGCCATGCTGGAGGCCGCCCGGTCGTGGGTCCCGACCCCCCGGGCGCGCTTCATCGCCTACGCCAAGCCCTTCATTTTGAGGGGCGTGGTGCGCGCGTGCGACAACGAGGGGAACACCATACGCCTCCCGGTGAATGTGTGCGAAGAGGTAAGGCTGATGAAGTACCACGAGAACGCCTTGGCGCAGGCCAACGGCGCGGAGCCCACGCAGGCACAGACCGCCGCGGCCATGGGCTCGACAGCCAAGCGTGTGGGGCAGCTGCGCGGGTTCATCATGCGCGAGCCCAGCAGCATCGAGCTACACCACGAGTCATCCAACGAGGAGCAGGAACATGAGTGACAGCAACAGCAACTACCTGAAGACACCCCCCAACTGGCGCTTTGACGTCGAGGCGGGGCACTACACCGACGAGGCCGAGAGGCTCGCGGGCAACCTATCTGAGAGTGTGGCGGCGCGCATGAAGGCACTTAACGCTAAGGGCTGGGCTGACGCCTGCGCGGCCACACCAACGGTCGACAACGAGGTGGTGAGGCCGGCGCACTACACCCGCGGGGCGGTGGAGTGCATCGACGCCATCGAGGCTGCGCTTACCCCCGAGGAGTACCGTGGCTACCTGAAGGGCAACGTGCTGAAATACTTCTGGCGCGAGCGCGACAAGGGCGGGCTGCAGTCGATCCAGAAGGCGGAGTACTACACGCAGCGTCTAATCAAATTACTGGGGGAGAAACAAGATGAATAGCGCAGACAGTGGAGCCCTTGTGCCGGTCGTGCTCGTCGTGATGCCGTTACTGGCGGTTACTTTTGCAATTCTTTGCGCGGTGTCGTTCGGCATCAAATCCGCATCATCCGACTGGCGCAATGCCTGCGAGAAGCACGGCATGGTTATCTCTGACGGGAAGGTCTACGAGTGCAAGGTTAGGGAGGAAAAGAAATGAACAACCAAAGTGAAAAGCCAATTGAAGAATTGCTGCGTGGCATCCCGCAAGATCATCGAATCTGTATCCCATTTCAGTGGGCAGAGGATGGAAGGGAAACAGGACATCACTACATGCCTGTAGGGCGGCACGTTCATCAAGCAGCCGACAAAATTACCGCCTTGCGGGAGAAGTTAAAGGAGTGCCACGAGAACGGACAACGATTACTTGCCGTTGCAGACTCGTACAAAGAAGTGAACGCCGCCCTGCGGTTAGATGCAGAGCGGTATCGGTGGTTGCGGGAAAAGATTGAAAACCAAAATTTAACAATCGCCGTTGCCGATTCTTGGAGTTTGCGAAGTTGGTCGGGCGACAATTCTGACGCATCCATTGACGCAGCTATGAAGGAGGAGGAAAGGAAATGACGCCGAGGCGACGGGTATTGGCGGTCTACAAACAGGCAGAAGTCCACGAGTGGGACAACCACTGGCACATATATTTTGATGGGTACTGTATGGGCAGCGGAAAGACAGTTGCACTCGCGTGGTCAAACGCAGTTAAACGATTGGAGGCGGTGAAATGAGTGAGTACGCAGACGGGTTTGACGATGGCAAAGGTGAAAAGTTTGACGAACTGATGCTGGAAATCGTCACCCTGCGGGAGCAGTTGGCTGCCTCTAGGCAAGCGGCAGAGATACATAAACTTCAAGCAGAAAAAAACCATGAACTTGCCACAAAATATTACGACTTTTACACCAAAGCCGTGAAAGACCAACTCAAGGAGAAAAATAATGGCTAGACACAAACACGCAGACGAGATTTGTGCTTGGGCAAACGGGGTAGAAATACAGGTTCTTAACGGTGGTAAATGGTTTGATATTTACTACCCATCATGGGAAGCGGACGCCAAGTACCGCATCAAGCCACAACCTAAACCAGACTACGAAATTGATAGCGTTATAACCCGCCACGGTGTTACCAGCTCTTGTTCTGGCGAGGCAAACCTCCGCTGTGTCTTTGACGGTGAAACGGGCGCACTTAAATCTGCGGAGGTATTGAAATGAGACACAAACACGCAGACCTGATCCACGCGTGGGCTGACGGGGCAGAGATACAACAAAATGTTCCCCAGTTTCAGGGGGAGATTTATACTACTAAGTGGTTTGATGACCCCGACCCCCTGTGGTGTTTATTGGCTGAGTACCGCATCAAGCCGCAACCTAAACCGGACTTTGAAATTCATCTTTACGTAATATATGACTCGCTTTATACAACCGCTGTTTGCAAAAGCGGCACACCAAATGTGCGCTACGTCTTTGACGGCGAAACTAACAAACTTAAATCTGCGGAGGTAATAAAATGAGTGACAAGACAGGTGGGTCAGCGTATCCAATTATAGGCATACGCGAAATATATGGGCAACCGATGCAGAACATAATCGCTGACGGCATGACCCTGCTCGATCATTTTGCAGGACAGGCGATGCAGTTGTACCCCATGCTGCACGACGAGGCGGCCGCAAAGTGTAGCTACGACAGAGCGGAGGCAATGATAAAAGAAAGGGAGGAGCGCAATGAACGAAGGTCTTGAACATCGCTTCTATGTTCCTTCTGAATACTGGGATGAATGGTACAAGATCGTACATGACAATAACCTCAGTAGATTTGCGCTTGGCTCAACCGGAGTCGAGAACGGTATCAAGAAAAATTCAGATCATTGGAACGTACAAGCAAATCTTCGCGCCGAAGCTGAAGGCTTACCACCACGCGAGAACTTACTACTAAGGGAATTCAAATGAACGAACGGATTAGAGAACTTGCCATAGAAGCCGGGGCTGTGGTGTACGGATGCGGTTACGGCACACTTGATTTTGATGTAGAAAAGTTTGCCGAGTTGATTGTGCGGGAATGTGCTGACTTTGTTGCCGCCGGAGAATTTGGTGACCCCGGAACCGCCAAAATGTTAATGGAAGATTTTGGAGTGGAGGAGAAGAACGAATGAAAAAACGAATACAAAAACTTTTAAATCTTGCCGTAAAAGATGAGGTTGAGGTACACGTTGTGCATGAAACGGCAAAGGTGCGCCACAGAGGAATATACCTAGATGGCGTGTACACAAGAGGTATGGCCATAGTTATCAAGCAAGAAGCTGAACAGATACTGGATTTCTTTGCCCGTCAAGACACAGCATTGAAGAAGTCAATGGAGAAAACAAAATGACCAAACCAGTGGATAGGTTCGACCTCGAGCAGGCCATACTCAATTGTTGGGGAATCACAAGTGACCTGCGCATGGCGGCTGAGGGGCGGGCCAACGCCGAACTTCTCAACGCCATGGCGGTGCTGTATGATGCGAGGTTTGAAGTTCTGTTTAAGGTACTAACAACCATGATTGAGGAAAGGAAGTTTAAATGAAAAAAGCCAGACTGGAGTACGTAATGGACGCACGGGGCGAGCTTCAAAAGATCGTGGCAACAGACGCGGTGACGGGGAAGCATTTGGTGGACGTGCTCTGGGACCCCACGGACGAGCACACGGAGGAGAACCTCGCCGAGTTTGAGGTTTGGGCTAAAAGAATGTTAAAGCGGCTCCAATTCGAGGTTGATGCGGCGTAGGCGATGTACCGGGAGGCATCAAACCGGCAGCCGAGGTACCTAAGTACCTCGGCTATTCTTGGACGTACTTGTTGTGTTTTGAGCTGTTCTCGGAAGCAGTTATGATCTGAAGATTTGCAGCAATGTGCAGACCCGACACATTGCGACCCTGCAAAGGGATCACGTGGTCCACGGCGTGTTGTATGCCCGTCACCCTCGTGCGCTCAGCGCACAGCACATAGACCGCCTCAATCTCGGCTCGCTGCTCCTGTGTCAACCAAGGTGGTGTCCGCTGCAGCTTGGCCGCACGGCGGCGCGCGGTTTTTGCGTTGATTTTGCCGGGGTGCGCCTTTGCGTATTTGGCTCGGTAGGCGGCAGCTTTTTCCACGTTTGCTGCGCGATACACGGCGTGGCGGGCGGCAACCTTCGCGACGTTGGCCTCATAATACTTGGCGTTGTGGGCGGCAGCCTTCTCCGGGTTTGCCCTACGATATTCGGCTTGATAGGCGGCAACCTTCTCGACGTTGGCCACACGATACAAGGCTCGTTGGGCGGCAACCTTCTCGACGTTGGCCACACGATACAAGGCTTGCTGGGCGACAACTTTCTCAAAACTTTCAGGGCTAAGCCAACCCTCATAAAGAAGCCCGGTCTTTTTAGCTATTGCGGCTCCATACCCTTGGAACCTGCGCCCATCAGCCCGGGTGTCCCCATACCTGAACGGCACCCCAGTGGCCGGGTTAATGCGCCTGAGCGATACAGACGGCTTCAAGCCCTCAATGTTGACGGGCAAGGATTCAGGTAAAACGGGAGTGTGGTTCAAGATAGAGCTCCAGTACGCTAAGGTGAGGTGGAAGGCTGCCTAGTTGCGGTACTGGCCACAACAAGATTTGCAAATCGGTTCGGCAGCTTCCTGTAACTACTTATGCAAAAAATTGGGGACAACCGCCCCAATGTTTTGCCTTGTTACAAATTGTTACAATTATGTACACAGGTGTCAAGAAGTCGACAGTTTTGCGTATGTTAAGTATGGGTAGTGATAGTATATTTGACTTTATTTAATTTTAAAAAAGAGAGAAAGAGAAATATACTGGGAGTAACTCATTTAGACCCTGCCAAGGGTTACTTGCCTGCCAATTGTGTACAATCCGCCGCCCCAGCACCTTATGGAATCTCAAAAACCCTCCACAACGCGCTACAAGCCACGCAGGCACCTTTTGGCTACTACCCCCTATTCGCTGTTCGCGAACCCCGCTGGCGCTGGCCTGACAAGCCCGGAGCCCCCTTGACAACCCTTTCGTAGTTTGTATAAGTGAAGTATAACCGGAGAGCACTGTGAAGATTTACATTGGACCCTACATAAACTGGACTGGACCCTATCAGATCGCCGACCTCCTGCGCTACGTTGGCGTTAAGGAGGACGCCCGCCACAGGGCCGGGGAGTGGCTCTCCAAGACCCGGGTCAACCAACTCTGCGAGTGGCTGGAGTCAAAGCGCCACCGCACCATAAAGGTACGGATCGACCCCTACGACACGTGGTCGATGGATTCCACCCTATCGCTCATCATTTTGCCCATGCTGGTGCAGCTGGCGGCGAACAAGCACGGAGCACCCTTCACGGACGACGCCGACGTGCCCGAGCACCTGCGCTCCACCAGCGCCCCGCCCAAGGAGAATGAGTGGGACACCGACGCCCTGCACTTCGTCCGGTGGGACTGGATACTAAACGAAATGATATGGGCCTTCCAGCGCACCAGCGACAAGGTGACGGACGGGATTGAGTTTGACGAGACGCTAAGGGCCCGGGAGGCCAAAGGCTTCCAGCTCTTCGGCAAATATTACCGCGCACTTTGGGACTGACATGCAAAACACCACACAGACACAGACAAACAACAAACCGACCGCACTGCCGGTCCAGTTCGGCAACATCCCGCTACCCCTCAGGCAGGTGCCCCGTTGGGTGCTCTGGAGCCACGTGCTGGTCGGGGAGGGCGACAAGTCCCGCTGGTCGAAGCTCCCCCTCCAAGCCTCAGGCCGCTCCGCCTCATCGACCAATCCAGCCACATGGGCGGGCTATATTGAAGTCGAGGCGGCGTACGCCTCCGGGAATTTTGACGGGGTGGGGTTCGTGTTCGATGGGACCGACCAGCTGGTCGGGATCGACCTCGACGACTGCTACGACACCGCCACCAACCGTTTCACAAATGCTGCACTGCAGCAAATAGCCACCTCCGTGGAGGGTTACATGGAGGTCAGCCCCTCAGGGACGGGGGTGAAGCTCTTCACCTTGGCCGACCTGCCGGGGGCGCACGTCGACCACACCTTGGGGCTGGAGGTCTACCCCAAGGGGCGCTACTTCACGGTGACGGGTCACAAGCTCTCGGGTGAGATACCGACCACCCCGCAGGACCTGACGAGCCACATACCGGCACGCGCGGTGAAGCTCTCGGGTGACGACTTCGCGGACTACTCGCCCCCCGTGGAGGGGTACGACATGCCACGGGTGCGGGACGAGGTGCTCTCCCAGATCGACCCGGACTGTGGCTACACGGACTGGCTCACCGTCGGGATGGCGCTGCACCACCAGTTCGGTGGCTCGGTGGAGGCACAGGAGCTCTGGGACGAGTGGTCCTACCAAGACGGGGCCTGCGGTGCCTACACCCCGGGGGCCTGCGAGCGGAAGTGGTCCAGCTTCACCCGCAAGGGCGGCGCCACCCTGCGGAGCCTGACCTTCAAGGTCTCCGCGGCCAAGCGCACCGTGGCGCTCGCCCGGGGCGAGGTCGTCCTCGACGGGGGTCAGCCCCTCGTGCACGCCCGGGAGTTCCTGAGCTCCATGTACGCCTCCGAGGAGGGCACCAAGCTGGTGCACTACGCGGACGACTTCTTTATCCACGTCGGGACGCACTACGAGGAGATCGAGGAGGCCACGATACGGTCGCACCTGTACCGCTTCTTGGAGAAGTGCAAGACGCAGGACAAGAAGGGGAACGTCGTCCCGTTCAGGGCGCAGCCGGCCACCGTGACGGCCGGCCTCGACGCCATCAAGGCCCTGACGCACTTGGCCAACCAGCCCAACACCCGCCCGCCCGTCTGGCTGGAGGGCTACGCCGCCACCCGCCCCCCGGCGGCGAAGCTGATAAGCCTCCAGAACGGGCTGTTCCACTTGGAGGACGGCCTGCTGATGCCGCACAGCTTGGGGTTCTTCACGCAGAACAGCCTCCCCTTTGGCTGGGAGCCGGGCGCCACGTGCCCGGAGTGGAACAAGTTCTTGGGCGACATCTGGGGGGACGACGCCGAGTCGATACGGCTCCTGCAGGAGTTCTTCGGGTACATCCTCTCGGGTGACACCCGGCAGCAGAAGCTCCTGAACGTGATTGGACCGCGCCGGTCGGGGAAGGGCACCATCAACAAGGTGCTGGTCTCCCTGCTGGGGCAGCACAACACGGCCGCCCCGCAGCTGGAGGAGCTGTGCGACACCTTCGGCCTGCAGCCGTGGCTCGGGAAGCTCCTCGCCAGCTTCACGGACGCGCGCGCCCCCTCACGCAACACGGGGGGCATCGTCTCCCAGCTGCTGCGGATCGTGGGTGGCGACACCGTGACCGTGAACCGCAAGAACAAGGAGGCGTGGCACGGTTACCTCCCGGCGCGGATCGTGGTCTACTCCAACGAGGCGCTGCAGTTGGCGGAGAACTCGAACGCGCTGACGGGTCGCATGATGGTCCTGAAGATGAGCAACAGCTTCTACGGCAGGGAGGACATCGACTTGGCCACCCGGCTGGGGACGGAGCTGCCCGGGATATTCAACTGGGCGATGGAGGGGCAGCGCAACAGGCTGCAGCGTGACGGGCAGCGGTTCATACAACCCGCCACGGGGCGCGAGATGCTGGAGCTGATGGAGGAGATCGGTAACCCGATTGGCTCCTTCCTCGAGCGTGTGCTGGTGTTCGACACGGACAGCGTGGTGGAGAAGGACCACGTCTTCGCGTGCTACAAACGCTGGGCGCTGTCCAAGAACATCAACCCCGGGACGGACCTCTCCTTCAAGCGGCGCTTCTTGGCCGCCACGTCGGACAGGCGCGTCATATCCGCGCTCGACCGGAGCGGGGGCCTGCAGCGTCACGTCTACCGCGGGGTCAAGTTCAGCGACGCCGCACAGAAATTTGTCGACTCACTTGAGGCTTTCAACGAGGAGGTATTTTGAAAAAGATTAAGTACCCGTACTACAACATCGACTGCGGCTTCTTCCCGGCGCAGATCAAGCTCTGCTTCAACGACGCGGACTTCCAACGCATCCTCAAGGACCACAAGATCGAGTACCGCGCCAACGCCCTCGACGAGGGGTGCGCCGAGACGCACTACTTCTCCGATGGGAAGGAGGGGCTGATCGTCCTCGCCATCGACTTGGAGGTGGCGGGGACGGACGTCGCGGTGGTGGCGGGCACCGTGGCGCATGAGGCCACGCACTGCGCCGAGCGGGTCTTCGAGCACATCGGGGAGGAGCGCGACAGGATCGGGGAGGAGACACGGGCCTACTTGACTGAGCACATTGTGGCGCAGTCGATGAAGGCGATCGAAATGTACCGGAGGGACTATGCAAGCAAAATCAAAAAACCCGCTCGAGAGGGAGATAGAAAAGACGTTGGTAAAAAAGGTCAAGGCGGCGGGGGGACTGTGCCTGAAGTGGACAAGCAGCGTGACGGGGGTGCCGGACAGGCTGGTGTTCCTGAACCGGCGGGTGCACCTCGTGGAGCTGAAGACCGCGACGGGAAAGGTATCACCCCGCCAGATCGTGATGTTCAAACTACTATCCACGCTTGGGTTCCCCGTCTGGATTCTAAGGAGTACAACCGAAATAGAAAGGTTCCTCGAGCAGGCACCACGCTTGGAATAGAAAGGTACCCCAATGAAACAGAAAAGTGATCTGCACCAGTACCAGCTCGATGTTCTCAAATTGGGTACGATCGTCCCCAATTTGAGTACGATCACCCCCAATTTGGGGCTGTTCATGGAGCCGGGCCTCGGTAAGACTGTCACCGCGCTGACACTAATAGCCGAGAGTCCGTCGGGCAGGACGCTGATCGTGGCCCCCAAGCGGGTGGCGGAGTCGGTCTGGGCCGAGGAGTGCCAGCAGTGGGCACACCTTGCCCACCTGCGCGCCTCCAAGGTCATGGGGACCCCCAAGGAGCGTCTGGCGGCGCTCGAGGTCAAGGCCGACCTCTACATCACCAACGTCGAGAACTTGGTCTGGCTGATTGAGCAGGGAGCCAAGTTCGACTACCTGATCGTGGACGAGTCGAGCCGGTTCAAGGACCCCTCCTCGAAGCGTTTCAAGGCGCTCAAGAAGGTGCTCAAGGACTTCAGGCGCCGCTTCATCCTGACCGGCACCCCCACGCCGCAGGGGTACGCCGACCTGTGGGCTCAGGTGGGCATCCTCGACTTGGGGCAGCGACTGGGTAAGTCCATGACGAGCTTCAGGCAGACCTACATGCACGTCACCGACCGCAACCACCGCACGGGTGTGGTCTACGCGTGGGGGCTTAATGATGGCGCCGCCGGCGTGATCGAGGGGAAGATAAAGGACATCTGCGTCTCCTTGAAGGCCGCGGACTACCTGCAGCTGCCCCCGCTCATGAACGTGGAGCACAGGCTGCCGCTCGACGCGGATGTCATGGCGAAGTACAAGGAGCTGAAGAAGACCATGGTGGTGGAGATAGCCGGCGACACGGTGACCGCAGTAACAGCCGCCGTGCTGGCCGGGAAGCTGTTACAATTCACATCCGGTGCGGTCTACAACGAAGAGAAAGAGGCGCTGCATGTACACGACACGAAGATTGAATTTCTCGAATCAATTATTGAGGAGGCAAACGGAGCGCCGACAATCATATTTTACAATTTCCAATCGAGCCTCGCCCGACTGCAGCGCGCCCTCCCCTACGGACGCGTACTACAGACCAGTTACATCGAGCCTTGGCGAGAGGGACGAGTCCCCGTACTCTTCGCCCACCCCCAGTCCGGGGGGATTGGACTAAACCTGCAGTGCAACACCCACGAGGTGGCGCACTGCGTCTGGTTCGACCTCCCGTGGTCGAGCGAGCTGTACATACAGGCCAACGCGCGGGTCTACAGGCAGGGACAGTTGAAGCCAGTCGTGCTCCATCACCTTATAGCTGCCGACACAATCGACGAGCAGGTACTTGAAGTGCTCGCCGGTAAGATAAACACTCAGGCCGCTTTACTTGCGGCCCTAAATTTGCATTAGTATATAATGAAACCCACAACCTATGTAATGAACAAAGCATCCCCCCGACTGTCTGACGAGGAGCCCGACCCACTGGAGCGGGACGACCCGGACGACGACCCACTGCACGAGAGCGGGGACCGGGGGCTGCCGTGGGACAGCGACGACCTCCTAGACATCCGCAACATTGTCGACGAGTTGCCGGTGGAGCAGCAGGAGATAGTGGAGGCGATGCTGCTGGGGCAGAACCACGAAGACCTCGAGGTCACGGAGAAGTACTGGCGGTACCACCTCGCCAAGGCCGTGGCAACGATCCGCAGGAAAATGGGAATTAACTTAATTTAGAAAAGGAGCAAAATATGGAACAGCCGCAACTTAAGTTTAGTTTTTCGTTGGACGAGACAAACGCCATCCTCACCATCCTTGGGGACGCACCCTACATCCGATCGGCGAAGCTCATCGCGCTGATACAGAAGCAGGGCGCAGACCACACCGCCGAGATTGAGGCCTACGAGGCCGCACAGCGCGATAAGACGGTGCACCCCAATGAGTGACGCACCCTTCCAGAAAACCCCCGCGGCGACCCTCGTGAGCGCCATGGAGCCCACCCACAAACTCGACCCCAAGCGGGCGGAGCTGGCGGGCGCCATCACCCGGACGATCATCAATCAGGCGCTCACCGAGGTGCGCCGTGTCAAGGAACACATGGCCAAACAGGAGGGCGAGAAGGGTAAATAATTTGTATAAGTGGTTATAGGGGGATCAATATAAAGACGCCCGGGGTTGGCATAGCTCGCCACCGGGCACCCCTTTCCCCATAATTTACTGTACAGTAAAAGAGAGAATAAAAATGGCTACAAAGTACGACCCAAAAATGTTGCCCACTATCCTCGAGATGGGGAAAGCCGGCGCGTCTCAAAAGATGATCTGGTCGGTGCTGGGTATATCCAGCTCCACCGCAGCCGCGTGGAAGAAGAAGTACCCCGACTTCGCGGAGACCCTCGACTTGGCGCTGGTGCACTCACAGGCGCACTGGGAGCGGACGATGCTGGCCAACGCGGAAAATAAAAACTTCAACACCCGCATGGTAGAGATTGCCGTGAGGGGGCAGTTCCCGCTCGACTACAAGGAGCAGCGCGAGCAGAAGGTGGAGGTCAAGGCCGACGTCAACATCGACTTTGGCGCCGCCGTGACCGACCTGATAAAGCAACTGAAAGATACAAAAGACTAAATCCGCCCCACCTAAAAAATATATAAAAATAGGAGCCCTAGGCTCCTATTTTTTTGTATAAGTAGTTATACGACTAACCAGAGTGAAAAGGACTAAACATGACAGCCCACGCAATTCTATCCGCATCCTCCTCCAAGAGGTGGCTCACCTGCACCCCCTCAGCGAGGCTGGAGGCCACGCTCCCCGAGCGCAGGTCAGCCCCCGGGGCGTTCAACTTCTCCGAGGAGGGGACGACGGCGCACACCTTGGCCGACATCAAGCTGCGCCGCGCCTACAACCAGATGACCGGGAAGGAGTACGCCGCGGAGTACGCCAAGGTCAGGGCGACCCAGTACTACGACGATGAGTTCGAGTCCTACGTGGATGGGTACGTCGTCTACATACGGAGCCAGATTGGTGAGGGGGACCGCCCCCTGTTCGAGCAGCGCGTGGACTACTCCGAGTGGGCGCCCGACGGGTTCGGCACGGCGGACGTGGTGATCCTCTCCGAGCGCAAGGTGCGGGTCATCGACCTGAAATTCGGGAAGGGCGTCCCGGTGGACGCGCGCGACAACCCGCAGCTGAGGCTGTACGCCCTCGGCGCCTACGCCAAGTACCGGGAGGAGTTCCCCAACATCACGGAGGTGGAGTACACGATATGCCAGCCCCGTCTGGACTCCATCACAACCGACCACACGACCGTGGAGCGGCTCCTCGACTGGGCGGACTACTTCGTCAAGCAGAAGGCCAAGAAGGCGTGGACGGGGGTAGGGGATTTTGTGGCGGGGGATCACTGCCAGTTCTGCCGCGCGAAGAGCCAGTGCCGGGCGCGGTCGGACTTCAACAACGACATCGCCAAGCTCGAGTTCCGCGCGCCGGCCCTGCTAGATTCTGGGGAGATGGAGCTAATTCTTGGCAAGTCCTCCAAGATGAAGGCGTGGCTCACGGACGTGGAGGTCTGGGCGCTCGACCGTGCGGTGAACGAGGGGACGCTCCCGACCGGGTACCACCTCGGGCGTGGGACGACCCACCGCAAGATAACGGACGAGGTGGCGGCGGCGGAGCGGCTGATAGCGGCCGGGATCGAGGAGGACAAGATTTGGGAGAACCGCGCCCTGAAGTCCATCGCCAAGCTGGAGAAGGTCGGGAAGAAGGAGCACATACAGCACGTGCTGGGTGAGCTCATCACCCGCCCCGAGGGCGCACTGAAGCTCATACGCGTCGACGAAGACGCCAAGAAGGACTTCGCGTGAGCCCGTGGCTGATAGTCCTCGTGGGGCTGATCTACCTCGCCATCTCCGCCGAGCAGATCACGAAGGGGCAGATAGGGCTGGGGGTAATGTACCTCGGGTACGCCATCGGCAACGTGGGGCTGTACATGGTGACGACGTGATCGTACACATGTTCGACCGCAAGTACCGAGTCTCGGAGGAGGAAATCGAGTTCTTCTTCGACAAGTTCTCCGAGCCCGTGCGGGAGCGCAACCGTGTGGTATTATCTGGACTGAAGGAGCTCATCGCGGCGGCCATGTTCATACCGCAGGAGGTGCCCCACATGCGGGACGACCCCGCCGCGGTGCAGAACCTGATCGCCGCGATAGCCATGAAGTTGGCGCTGATCCAGCACGGCGCTTTTTACGACGCATGATGTCAGAAAAACTACCCTGTTTTTCTGACAAAAAAAGATTTGCTATTTGGCTCGGAGTTTGTATAAGTGTAGGTAAGCAAGGGGCAGACGCGCCGCCCCCCACTGAAGTGCGGCGCTTTCGTAGTTACTAGGAGATTTAAACCATGGCACAATCCACAAAAGTAAAAGTCGTGACCGGCAAGGTACGTTTTAGCTACGCCAACGTGTTCACCCCTGTCGCCTCTGAAGAGGGCAAGACCCCCAAGTTCTCGGTCTCGCTCATCATCCCCAAGTCCGACAAGGAGACCATCAAGAAGATCGAGGCAGCCTACGAAGAAGTCAAGGCTGGCGCCGCGGCGTTCTTCGGTGGTACGGTGCCCAAGGGTCTGAAGGGCGGCCTGCGCGACGGTGACGAGGAGAAGGACGACGCGGCCTACGCCAACGCGTACTTCATCAACGCCAACTCGGTGCAGCGTCCGGGACTCGTCGATGGCGACATGAACGCCATCATCAGCCCCGAGGACTTCTACTCAGGCTGCTACGGCCGCGCCTCCCTGACGTTCTACCCGTACAACCAGCAGGGCAGCAAGGGCATCGCGGTGGGACTCAACAACCTCCAGAAGACGGCGGACGGCGACAAACTCGGCGGCGGCTCCTCGGCGGCTCAGGACTTCGCTTAACTAACCCAGAAAGGAAAGGCATCATGGCAAAAGCAAAAGTAAAGTCGGAAAAGGTTGACCACGTGAAGTTTAACCACGACACGCTGGGCTTTATCAGCGTGCAGGGCAACGCGGCCGGTTCGGACGATTACGACATCGAGGTGTCAATCTCGGACGGGGAGGATCGCCTCAACCTGTACCTCAACGCCAACTGGCAAAGCAAGAACCCTGTGGAGCTCCTGAAGATGTATCAGGAGGGGATCAGCAAGGCGCTTGAGTTTGTCGCCAAGGCCAGCAAGATGGGCCCCCGGGAAAACGTCTGGAACACCAACAGCATCAACAAGCAGACGGAGGACAAGATTCGCGCAAAGAAACCCTTGGCAAAAGCGAAGTTCCTGTAGGCGGCAACCCCCCACCCTAGGGTGGGGGTTTTACCCGGAGGCAGTATGAATTTTGGCAACGCAATTGAGTATTTGAAGACGGGCGACAAGCTGGCACGTAAGGGCTGGAACGGCGCGGGGATGTATATCTACCTCGTGGACGGCGGCTCGTTTGTTGTAAATCGCGAGCCCCTAATGTCGATTCTTGGCAGGGGCACCTTGGCAACCTACAGGTCTCACGTTGACATGAAGACGGCGGACGGGAGTCTGGTACCGTGGGTTTGCTCGCAGACGGACATGCTCGCGGAGGACTGGGAGACTGTGTAACTGAATAACTGGTCCGGGGGCAACCAGTACCCAATGCCCCCCAACACCACACAACCACACAAATATAAAACCTATGGATCAATATCAAGAGTACATTGCGGCGAGCCGCTACGCGCGGTACATCGACGACAAGGGTCGCCGCGAGACGTGGGCCGAGACCGTCGAGCGTTTTGTCGACTACATTTTCACCCGCACACCAGCCATCACCAACGACACCGTCCTGCGCAAGGAGGTGCAGGAGGCCGTGTTTAACCTCGAGGTCATGCCCTCCATGCGCGCCGTCATGACGGCCGGCAAGAGCGCGGACAGGGACAACACCTGCGTCTACAACTGCAGCTACCTGCCCGTGGACGACCCCAAGTCGTTCGACGAGGCCATGTTCATCCTGCTCTGCGGCACCGGGGTGGGGTTCTCGGTGGAGTCGAAGTACATCACCCAGCTCCCCGAGATTCCCGAGACGCTCTTCCCCAGCGAGCACACCATCATGGTGCACGACAGCAAGGAGGGCTGGGCGAAGTCCTTCCGGCTGCTGCTGGCGCACCTGTACGCCGGGGAGATACCCCAGTGGGACGTCTCCCGCATCCGCGCCGCCGGCGCCCGGCTGAAGACCTTCGGCGGCCGCGCCTCAGGCCCCGGACCGCTCGTGGACCTCTTCGAGTTCGCGGTGGCCATGTTTAAGAACGCCAAGGGCCGCAGGCTGCACTCCCTCGAGTGCCACGACCTGATGTGCAAGGTGGGCGAGGTGGTGGTCGTGGGTGGCGTGCGCCGCTCTGCGATGATTAGCCTCTCCGACTTGGACGACGAGCGCATCCGCCACGCCAAGGCGGGGCCGTGGTGGGAGCTCTCACCGCACAGGGCTCTGGCCAACAACTCCGCGGTCTACAACGAGACCCCGAGCGTCGGGAAGTTCATGGAGGAGTGGAGCTCGCTTTACAACTCACACTCCGGGGAGCGCGGCATATTCAACCGTGAGGCGGCCAAGAAGGCCGTGGCCAAGTACGAGAACCGGGACCCGGATCACGAGTTTGGCACCAACCCCTGCTCGGAGATCATCCTGCGGCCGTACCAGTTCTGCAACCTGACCGAGGTGGTGGTGCGCGCGGAGGACTCATTTGAGGACATCAAGCGCAAGGTGCGCATAGCCACCCTGCTGGGGACGGTGCAGTCAACCTTCACCAAGTTCCCGTACCTGCGCAAGCTCTGGCAAAAGAACACCGAGGAGGAGCGTCTCTTGGGTGTCTCCATGACGGGCATCTTCGACCACACGTCTCTGTGCACGGCAGGCCCTGAGCTCGACGCCGCGCTGGCCGACCTGCGCGCCTACGCCCGCACCGTCAACGTGGAGCTGGCCGCCAAGCTGGGGATACCCGCCAGCACGGCCATCACCTGCGTAAAACCTTCGGGAACGGTTTCGCAATTAGTCAACTCGGCCTCGGGGATACACCCCCGCCACGCCAAGCACTACATCCGCAGGGTGCGGGGGGACAAGAAGGACCCACTCTCGCAGTTCCTTATCTCACAGGGCGTGCCGGCGGAGGACTGCGTCTACAAGCCCACGCAGACCACCGTGTTCAGCTTCCCGCAGCGCGCCCCGGCGGGGCTCACACGGGACGAGGTGACACCCATCCAGCACCTCGAGCTGTGGCTGGCGTATCAGCGGCACTGGTGCGAGCACAAGCCCTCCGTGACGATCTCCGTGGAGGAGAAAGACTGGCCATCGGTTGGGGCGTGGGTCTGGGAGCACTTCGACGAAATCAGCGGGGTCTCCTTCCTGCCCTACGACGGCGGGACGTACCGTCAGGCGCCCTACGAGACCTGCATTGAGGCCGAGTACGAGGCGATGAAGGCCGCGATGCCCACGATCAAGTGGGAGGAGTTCCGTGAGCTCACCGACAACGTGGAGGGCGCCCAGATGCTGGCCTGCACGGCGGGGGTCTGCGAGATTTAAATGTGTGTGGTGCGGTAGCCTTGGGGGAGGCCTTGCGGTCTCCCCATTTTTTTGCTAGTATCTAAATCCGCGGATTTGTCCGCCAGCCCTAGGAGCTAACCATGATAGTCAATCTGGACTTTGAGACACGCAGCCACGTCGACCTGAAGGTGCACGGCCTCGACCGCTACGCCAAGGACGTCACCACCGAGGTGATCTGCATGGCCTACTGCACCAACGGAGCCAACATAAAGCTCTGGTACCCCGAGTCCAAGGCGGCGCTGCCCGCCCTCGTGTACGACCCCGCCACCGTATTCGTCGCATGGAACGCGGCGTTTGAGTACAACATTCTCCGCAACGTGCTGAACATCCCCGTCCGCTGGGAGCAGTTTGTCGACAGCATGGCACTCGCCGGCGCTAACAACATCCCCCAGAGCCTCGAGGAGGCCGCCATCTTCACCAAGGTGACGGAACAAAAAGACCCCACAGGGAAGCGGCTCATCAACAAGCTCTCCAAGCCACGCCCCGACAGCACCTTCAACAAAGACCCCGAGCTGCTGCAGCAGATGTACGAATACTGCCGGCAGGACGTGCGCACCGAGATGGCCATAGCCGCCACCCTGACCCCCCTCACAGCCTCAGAGCAGGGGCTGTGGGTCCTGACCCAGCGGATCAACGACAGGGGCGTCCCGGTCGACCCTGTGGAGCTACAGCGCGCCATGGAGGCGGTGGAGCACGCCAAGGTTGACGTGGAGCAAGAGATAAAGGCGCTCACTGGGGGGATAGCCGCCACGCAGCCCGCGAAGCTGGTGGCGTGGCTCACCGCGCGCGGTGTGGTGGCGAAGGACCTCACCGCGGAGACGGTGGAGGCGCTCCTGCGTGACAAGAACGTAATCGGGGACGCCCGCCGTGTGCTGGAGCTGCGTGCTTTGGGCTCCTCCACCAGCGTGGCCAAGTTCGCGAAGATGATGGAGATACAGTCCGGGGGGCGCATCCGCAACCTGTTCGTCTACCACGGCGCCTCCACGGGCCGGTTCGCCTCACGCGGGGGGCTCAACCTGCAGAACCTCCCGCGCCCACAGATACCCGACGAGGCCGTCCCTGAGGTCATAGGGCGCGTGCTGGAGGGTGGCGGGTCTGGGTCGGTGCCAGAGCTCGCCAGCGTGGTGCGCGCCACCATCAAGGCGCCCGAGGGACTGACGTTCGTCGACGCGGACTTCTCCTCGGTGGAGAACCGGGTCGGGGTCTGGATACCGAACCAGAAAGACAAGCTGCAGATGTTCCGTGACGGGCTGGATGAGTACAAGGTCTTCGCCTCGACGGCGCTCTACAACGTCCCCTACGAGGAGGTCACCAAGGAGATGCGCCAGCACACCAAGCCCGCCGTGCTGGGGTGCCTGTTCGGTCAGGGCAAGAACGGGCTCGTCAAGTACGCCGCCGGGATGGGTGTCGCGCTGACGGAGGTGGAGTCAGAGCGCGCGGTGACGCGGTACCGTGAGAGTTATTACGCCGTGAAGAAGTGCTGGTATGAGCTGGACAGCCTCGCCGTGCTGGCGGTGCAGAACCCCTGCACGGACTTCACCCTTGCCTCGAAGCGCGGCACCCTGCGCCACGAAAAGGGAATGCTGTGGCTGAGGCTGCCCAGTGGGCGCCGCATAGCGTGGCAGAAGCCTGAGGTCGGGGAGCATACCACCCCGTGGGGATCAGTGAAGGTCGGGGTCAGCGTCCTCAACCAGAACACGTTCACCCGTAAGTGGGGACGGAACGTCCTTATTGGGGACTCTATCTTTCAGTCCCTCGTTCAGGGTACCGCTCGGGACCTTCTTACCGCTGCGTTGACCGCGCTTGACGCTGACGGTCTTGATGTGATCGGACACTTTCACGATGAGGTGCTCCTTCTCGCGCCCCTCGACAAATCAGAGGGGGTTCTGTCCCGCGTAATTAGTGTGATGACGACCCCGCCGCCGTGGGCTCTGGATTTGCCACTAGCAGCGGAGGGCTGGGTGGGGAGTAGATTCAGGAAGTGATTGTTACTTGTTCCGTTTCGATATGGCTCGAGCCTTCGCCCGGGCGTCCTCTTTGCTGGCGGCGCCCCACGCCCTCAGCGAGAGCGCCAGCCGTGTGGGCTTGCCGTCCTTGGCCATCGGGCCGGGCATGTTGCCCATCCGGGCGAGGAAGGACGCGCGGCGCGGGTTGTCCCCGCCCTTGACCGGGGGCTTCAGCGTGCCACCCGTCTGGGCGTGGTAGCTGGCCCGGCCGACGGCGTTGAGCCCGCCCGACTTAGACTTCCCTTCGGCGCGCTGCCACGCGGCTCCCCCGCCGGCGAGGTGCTGCACCTCCCCGCCGTCCTTAAACGTGGGGGAGGTTGGGTCGTTCTTGTCTAGGCGGAATTCGGGGTCATCTGGGCGAGCCTTGCGAGGCTTTTTGGCAAGCACCAGCGGCCCAATCTGGACGACCTCCTCCGCACCCTTGACCGGCAGCATGTCGGCCTTGTCGTAGAAGTAGGAGTGCCGGAAGGGGTTCATCCCAACCTGAGCCCACTCGGGGTTCTTCATGGCCTCTGCGGCGTACCGCCTCAGCTCCTCGGGGTCGTGCTCCTGCCAGTCCCCAAATATCCGCGCGATCGTGGTCTTGTCCATCTCCCCGGTGGCGATTTTGTGGGTACCCTTTGGGGGTGATATAAACTCAAGCCCACCCTTCAGGTAGGACGTGGGGCCGTACCCTATTGACTTGCCCGAGAGCGCATCGTGCAAGGATACGACGTCTTGACCATACACGTCCTTGGCCGGCACGTCCTGCCGCGTGGCCACGCGCGAGCCGTGGGGTATGTCTTTGTTGATCCCGATGATCCCAGTCTCAAGCTGCGGAGCTTTGAGAACGCTCGCTATGTCCTCAGGAGAAATAATCTTTGGGGGCTCGCCGTAGGGCGACACGGGGTGGTGCCGCTCGACGATGGCGCGGTATTCCGCGGGGGTTATTTGTCGGTTGCCCAGCGCCACGGCGGCCTCCTGAGAGGCCGGGACGCGTTTCTGAAAGACCCCGGTCTTGTTGGCGGCCTTCCACGCGGCTACTGCGGCGTCGGTCAGCCCCAGCCGCTTTAGTATCTCCTCGGCGACACCAGTCTTACCCCCGCCGGCGAGGTGTTGAATGCTGCCGCCCTCCGCCTTGACGCGGGTGACAGGCTTCGGGTAGAACACCGCCGCGGCCTCCGCGGAGGGGTTGAGGTAGCCCTCGTAGCCGTACTCCTTGACGAGGCGCTCCATGTCGTTCTGCGCCGAGGAGGCGTCAAGGACACCTTTGTTTGCCTCCGCGGTGTGGGGGCGGGTGTTAGACACCCGGGAGAGAAGGTTCAGCTTCTCGGGGTCCCTCTGCAGGTCGTAGAGGTTGTCTGACTCCGCGCGGTACCCGTACGGCCCCAGCTTGGCCTCAGGGACGCGCTCACCCAGCTCACCGGGGTAGAAGTAGGTCCTGTCCTTCGGCCCCGAGCCAAGCCGCACACGCTCCGCCTCGGCGCCGGCTATGCCACGGCCGTACATCCGTGGGTCGGTTGTCGTGAGGTTCGAGAGGGGGCTGTAGTGCGTCAGCGTCGCGGAGGTCGCGGTGCCCGACCGGGGGGTAATCAGGCCCTGCATGTAGTCCGGGATGCCCCCGAGGTAGCCCGGCTCGTTGAACTCAGGGGGCAGGATGAGTGACTTCTGGGGGGCGTACTGGAACGTGTCCATTATCTCCCTGCGCTGCTCCAGCAACTTGCCGAGGCTCTCATCGCGGCCGTACCTGCGCGCCTCGTTTATGGCCTCATCGACCTTGAGCAGCTCCGCCTTCATTGTGGCGTTGAGCGGGGAGTAGTTGACGAGGCTGTTCTGGCCGCGTGTCTCGGCGGTCATGGCGGGTCGTGCCAGATCGGTGTACATCGGCTGGTGCGCACCCCACGCCACCTCCTCACCCTTCGGCCCGAAGGGGTTCTTCTTGATGCCGTGCCCGTAGAAGTCGTGCACCGCGCGGAACATCTCGTTGGAGTTGAGCCCCGTGCGGGGGTCGACGGCGTTAAGGAAGTCGTGCGGGTCCCCGCCCTGAAAGACGTTCAGGTGCCCCTGCTTGGTGACGTCGTCGATCATCGCCCCGCTGTTCGGGTAGTTGCCCTCCCCGGCGCGGTGGAAGGACATGCGCACCGGGAGGGACTCGAACTGCTGCTGGGTCTCCTTGGCCATCTGCCCGTAGGACTTGCGGAGGAGGTCGTCGTAGTTCTTTATGCCGTGCTGCCGCACCATCTGGGGGTTCTTCTTCGCGTAGGCGTCAAAGACGGCGGTGCGGTACTGCGGGGAGTCCTCCACACCAAGGGAGTGCACACGGGCTATGCCCGACTGCTTCGCGAGTGAGGACTCGGGCACCTCGGCGGGGGCGTACTGCCGACCCAGCGCCTTCTCGACGTACCTCTGCGCCGACCTCAGTGGGTTCGTCGGGCCGGGTGTGAGACCCTCCTTGGCGACGCGGTAGAAGGGGCCCTCCTGCTTGGTGGCGTAGGCAAGCGCCGCCTTAATCTCCGCGAGTGTCGGAGCCTTAGCCATTACTCGGGCACCTCATCCTCGGCAGAGAGTGCCCCGAGACCACCGGCGCCTATTGGTGCCGCGCTGTACATCGGGCGATCGGCACGGATGAAACCTTTTAATACCTCCGCTTTGGGGAGTCCGGTTATTTGGTGCGTCCTCTCAATCATCTCGTTAATCTCGGACATCATGGGCTTCCCCGCATAATTTTTTGCCCCCGCCCAAGCGACGTCCTGAAAGTTGACCGGGTGTACTCCAGCCTCCGCGGCCAATTTGTTTAACGCAGCCTCGTAGGTTCCATAAGACGGCCCCGCCGGGGTCTTCATGCCTTTTTTCCAGAGCCCGGACATCTGCTCATCTATAGTTGGTCTGTCGCGGTGCCCCAAAAAGTCGGCGGAAAAATTATGCCGCTTCGGATTGGTAACAGGAATATCTCCAAGGGACTCTAGCGCGATAGCCTGCCTCATATTACCCCCAGCAAACCTGCCGCCGATGGGGAAAGGCAAATCATACCCCCGCGTTGGAATATCTTTACCTGCAGCGTTTTGAAAGTTTGCAAAGGTGGCCATCATCAGATTACTTTTAGGATCGGCTCCACCAGTTGTCGCAGCCATAGAATCCGCAAAACGAGCCTTGAATTGTCGCCGCCCCTCCTCGGGTCCGAGTTCTTTTACAAACTCATCCTCGAGCTGTTTCATTGCGTACCAGTCTTTGGCGAGCGGCTTGTCGCTCCCCGCCTTATACGCCGCGCGGAGCCTATCAAGGCTCTCCGGGTTATTTGCCAGAGCCTCATATTTATCAATCGAGGCCTTTGTTTTTGGCACCACCGTGGTCAGCGTCTTACCCGCAAGTGGATAGTTTGTGGGGTCCACATAATCCCGCTTTGATACATCAAAGAAGGGGGTGTAGTTCCCGGCATCTATTTGTGTCTGAGCGGCTCGCCGCGCTTTTTGAACAGCAAGCGCCTCCGGGGAGAGCTGTTTCGCCATAAACTCTTTGTTCTTCTTCGGGTCCCACTCCAACACCCCCGGCAGTCTGTCGGGGTATGCGCGTCCAACTTTCATCGGGTCGTATTTAAATTTTTCAGCCAAAGTTTTTATTGCGGGCATGAGAGTATTCACTCCCCTGCCTATGAGCTGCTTCGCTGCGCCGCCCTTATCGAAGTGCTGCACGCTGCCGCCGGCGGCCTTACGCTCCGCCGCCGCGTCGTTGAAGTGCTTCAGGAGTGGCGTGACGGCCTCGGGGCGTTTCATCGCCTCCGCTGCGCCAAGCATGCCGGCACCAATAGCTTTCGGGAGTATCCCCTTCTTAGTGAACAGCGCGGAGCCCGCGGCGCCAAGCCCGCTCTTTGCGGCTCCGGCGAAGTCGCCCTCACGCGCCCTGTTGTAGGCATCCACGAGCTCGTACCCCGCACCAGCACCACCGAGCGTCCTGCTGATCGGCGAAGCCGCGGGCAGAGACATCCCACCACGAATAAACGCTCCCGTGGCGCTGGGTGGTCTGGGTGCGGTTGTTTTTGTGGGTGGGTGCAAATTTGCCGGGCGCATGAGTACATTCCCAGAGCCCTCGGGGGGCAAGGTCATGAGTGTTCCGGGCGAGATGTCCGTCGCCGCGATTGCTGCGGGAGTGACGTGTTTTTTTAGGTAGTCTTGAAATTGCTCCGAAGTAACAATAGACCTTTGCACCTTAGGAGCTATTTGCCCCGGCCGAACCTGAGTTTCTCCGTAGGTGTCGATTGAGTGGGGTTTTGGTGCGTGCTCTGCGGCCTGACGTGCCACGTTCGCCAGACCCCGATCAAAGAAGTCACGTGCCTCACCACCCACGAGCCCCAACCCAGCGCCTGCGGCGGCACCGTAGAACGGGTTCACCTTGGTGGACTCGTGGAAGGCTCTCTCCGCGGCCAGCCGATCCGCAAACTCTTTCTCCTGAGCCTGACTCGCCGCCAGCCGTTCGGCGGCCAGCCGATCGGCAAACTCTTTTTCGTTTGAGGCGTCACCCTGACTGTACTTCATGTCCGCGGGGAGCGCCGCCATCTCCTCGGCCACCAGCTGCTCGTGAGTTGTCGTCATTTTGGGTTGGCCTTTTTGTACGCCTCAAACGCCGCTTCTTTTGCCGGGTCCGCGTAAGTTGGAGGCTTCGCGGGGGGTGCCGCAGCGGCTCCAGAACTTTTTGGCAACTTGATGTCCATCTTGGCTAGTGCGTCAGCTTTGTCGGTGAATGTCTTTACGAGGTTGTGATACGCATCACTGTTACGGAACTCGCCGTACGCCGCGACACCACCCTTGGGGTAACCCTTACGGAACAGCGCCCCAGCGGCGGCCTCGGACTTGGCGAGCTCAGACATCATCATTTGACGCTTGATTAACAGCTCGGGATTGTCCTTGATGCTGCCCGACGCGCGTGCCAGAAGGGCGCGCTCCATGTCTGATATAGCGCCCTGCCCCTTCATCGTTATCTTGGCAAACTCCAACTCGTTCCTAGCTAAGAGCTGCGCTATTTCGTTACGGTTCTTCTGTACCTGAGGGGGGAGGAGGTTGCCCTTAGAATCAACCATCACCTTGGAGATGGCGTCTTCTAACCCGCCAAGCGATATATTGCCCCACGGGGTGTTCGCGCCCTGAGATACAACCGTGGCAATGGCGTTCACCACGCCCGGGTCGGTTAGTACACCAACGGCCTCGGGAGTCTCCTTGGTGAGCTGCGCTATTCTATCGGCAGAACGAACCCTATCAGCGTTCGCGTAGGGGTCGGTGGACTGCTTAAACCCCGAGTACGCCATCGTGGCGTCCTTGGCGGTTCCTACCTCAGCCTCTCTAGCTCCTGCGGTCTCTGCCTCAATTTGCCCCAATGTCTTGACCGGCGGTTTTACTGGCGCCGGGGCTGCTATAGGTGCGGCGGGTGCTACGGCCGCTGAAGGAACGTCGGGCATCTGAACCTTGCCCAGCATGCCTTCCTTGTTTTGGCCCTCTAAATAGTCAACAACCATTTGACCCGCTTTTGGGAGCGACTTGTAGGGAATTGTTTCAGCTCCGGGCGCGGGCGGCGGTGCCGGCGTTCGGTTGTCACTAGGGCCCGCGAGGGTAACCGTCGGGCGGTTGACATCTGGCTCCCGCAGCGCAACGGGTGCCGGTGCCGCAACAGACGCAGGCGCAGGCGCAGCAACGGGCGCGGGTGCCGGCCGGTTGCGGCTCAGTTGTTCGGCGGTCATGCCGGGGACGTTAAATTGCTCGCCCTGTGCGTTGACATCAAGACGTGGCTTCATCGCCTCGGGGAGGTACTGCTGGCGAAGCGCCTTTGCCAGATCGGGTCTGGAGCTCTCTATTTGATCCGCGAGGGCGAGCGCCTTCTGCGCGTCCGAACGCTTGAGGTACTCCTCCTTCACCATCTTGTCCAGTTCCCCCCACTGCCCCGTGCGTGCCAACTGCTGTGCCTGAAACTGTAGGTCCGCGGGGAGGCTGGCTATCTGCACTTGTGTTTTTGTCATGCCAGCGCCGGGTGCCCCTGCTGCAGCGGGTGCCCCTGCCGCTCCTGCCACCCCGGGTGCCCCGGGGATAACCTCGTTGCGCGCGGCGGATTCCTGCTTGGCCGCCTCAGCGGCTGCGCGCTGCTGCGCCAGCTGCATGCGCATGTTGTAGATGTCGGTGGTCTGCTCCTCGCGAGCCTTACCGCGCATGGCGAGCCCCTCCGTGGGTCCCTGCATGCCCCCGCCAGTCCACGCCGCGGCGTCCTTGAGCCGCTCGAGGAAGCTCGACTTCTGGGACTCCTTCTCGTCGATCAGGCGCTGCATGTTCTCGAGGATCGACTTACCTGTTTCTGTGTCAAGGTACTGGGTCCCCGCGATATTAACGCGCTGAAACTTACTTGTCCCCGGGGCGGCCTTGACGGCGATCGTCGCCGACGAGGGTTTCTCCTCGGCGGGTATGGAGTCTAAGGCGCCAGCTGGTGTGTCTGCCATTATCTATTTTCCTTGGTGCGTGTCATTGCGTCGCGTGTCCGGTGTTAGTACCACGAATCATCAGAGTCCGCCGCGGCGGTGTTCCAGTCGCTGCCGTATGGGGACTCGTCCTCGTAGACGTACCCGCCACTTATTGGGCTATCGAATAGTGGGTCACCACCTACACCCATCCCGGTCTTGGGGACAACATATGGGTCGCCGTTTGCATAAACAGATTCCCCGGAAGAGTTTGTGTACCACGGCGTTCCGTCTGCAGCGTACCCCCTAACTGGGCCATACGAGGGGTGTAAGGGAAACTCAACATCCCCGCTGCCGGTGTTGTTTCCCGGCGTCGTCGGGGTTGTCGGGGTCGTCGGGGTTGTCGGCGTCCTGCCTATCCCCAGCGCACCCAGCAGGCTCTGCAGCCCCGGGATGCCCTGCACGGCGGGCTTGTAGCCCGGGGTGTTCGGCGTCCCAACAGCGGGTGTGCCGTAGACGGAGTCCATTATGTTGGAGCCCCCGCCGATCATCGTGAGCAGTGAACCAACTTGGCTGAGGGGCGCAAGCTCGGTCTGTCTCGTTGTCGTTGTGCCCGGCTTCGCAGCGTTGAGGACGTTCGCCACGTTTGAGAGCTGCGTGGTTGGGAAGTTCGCGGTGTCGAGGGCGCTCTTGACGCCCTGACCACCGACGGTGCCTAGGCTGCTTGCCGCCGACACGCCGGTCTGCTGCGAGGCCAGAGCCTCGGTCATTTGTTTCTGGAAGAGGTCGGCCAACGCACCGGCGCGCGCCTTCTGCACGCCGTAACGCTGCTGGGAGCCACCGAACCCGCCCGAGCTGATACCCTGAGCCTCGGCGGGTGCTGTGATGTCGGGCATCATCTTGTTGAGGTAGTCCGTCTGCGCGGAGAAGAGCCCACCCAGTGGGGTGCTGACGTTCGGTGTGACGGTCTGCTTTCCGGCGGCATCGGTGGCGACGTTCCACGGGTTCGCGGCGCCAGAGCCAATGGTCTGCAACGTGCTGGCCGCCGAGGTGAAGGGGTTGGTCGCGCCCGGTGCGAATGTGGAGGTGGCGAACTGCTGCGCCTGACCGGGTGCCTGCGCCTGAGCCAGCGAGGCGTTGACAACGCCCTGCTGCGCCGCGTCGTACCACTTAGGCAACGTCAGTGTGGTGTTCTCCGTGTTGGAGAGGATGCTATTGAGTCCGGCCATTATGCGCTTACCTTTTGATGTGCCGAGGCCAGATAGGCCAGCGGTCCCTTGCTGTCGGGCGGTAGCTCCCTGCTGTCCGCCGCCCTCTTGTGTTTGCGTATCACCGCCAAGAACTCGTCCAGCACCTTGGCACCTGAGTCGTTGTCTCCGTCACCCAGACCAGAGACCACGTCCGCGGGGATAACGAACTCACCCGTGGCCAGCATCGCGGGGATGCTGTCGCTGGTGCCCGTCCCGCCACCCTTGACGTAGTGGTGCATCATCCCGCCCTCAGAGAAGAACTCTGGGTCGTGACCCTCTGGGGAGTCGTGACCCTCGGGTGCGGCGCTCTGCTCCATCGGGTCTTGGTACTGCATCTCATCTGGTGCCATGACGTCCCCGCCCTCGGCGTACCCCGGGGAGTAGAAGAAGTTCTCAGCGGAGAGCGGAGCCTGCTGCCCGAATATGGAGGGGGGCACCGCCGGGGTCTGCGGCGCCGCAGCGGCGTTGAGTGGTTGATCCCAAGGGGCGTTCACTTTTATTTGCTCTCCACCGAACTGTGCCGGGTCTAGGTTAAAGGTTGGTGCCGTCGCGGTGAGCGGCGCCGTGGTGTTGGGTGACGAAGATGCCGGCGCCTGCGGCGACATGCCGACGTTTTGTTGCGCGGTCGGTAGCGCGCCGGGCGCCCGACTGCCACCCGTGGCGCGGCTGTACAAACTTTTTGCAAGCGTGCCCAGCGAGGTGCCCGATACAACCTCCGAGGGGGTCACGCCGTACTGCTTGTATATCTGGTCGAGCTCGGCCTGCGTCAGTGCCTCACCGGCGTCGGCCTTGGCCACAAGCTCCTGTATGCTGTCCTGCTTGGCCTGATCCGCAAGCTGGGTCAGGTACGAGTTCTGTGACGTGGCGTCCGCTGTGGCGGGGTCCATGGTCTGCCACGAGGCGTCGCTCTGGCTCAAAACATTCCCCGAGGGGTCGAGCGTGGTCGAGGAGCCGTTGACGTACTTAATGATGGTATTGCCCGCGCTGTCCAGTGCGGCGTCCACAACATCCATGCCGGCGTTGACCGCCTTCGAGGTGGCGTAGTTCTCCGCGAACTTAGTGAAGTCCGGCGTCTGCCCCTTCAGCATCGCGTTGGCGCCAAAGCGCGCCGTGGCCGCCGCGGCGTCCGCCAATGGTGCCGGGAGGTCTGTACCCAGCCAGCCCTTCAGGTACCCGGAGCCTTTCCCTGTCACCATGTCAACCGCGAAGTTGCTGAGGCTTGGTGCCTGACCCTTGATTACAGATTGCGTCGTGTAGTTCGCCAGCGCCCCGGAGAGTTTAGCAATATCTGCGGGGGCCACGCTGGAGACTACGTCCCCTATCTCAGAGCCCGCGGCGCTGGTGAGGACGTTCTTTAACGAGTCCTCCAGCGACTGCCCCGAGAGACCAGACTTAATCAGTGAGCTTACGGAGTTGTTGACGAGCGGGTTGTTGAGCCACTGCACAAGCTCCGTGGGCGCGCCGACAGCGTTAGCAAATGAGGAGAGCGCCGTCTTCGTGGCGGCGTCCGTCGCGCCGGTTGCTACGAGCCCCGTGGCGGGGTTTATCAGACTCCCCCCAATGTTTGAGCTCACCCCACCCAATTCGTACGCCCCCATGCCGGCGTCCAGCCCCGCGCCAACGCCTGCGCCGACCCCGGCACCTGCACCGACCCCGGCACCTGTGGAGGCACCGAGTGCCGAGTTTATCGCGGCCTCCTCCGCTAGCGTGGCACCGCCGTAGGCCGCACCCTCCTCGGCAAAGGCTGCGGGACCCATGTAGTACGCCGCCACGACCATGGCGATGGTCTGTATGGGGTTCTCCATGGCGTTGTTGATGACACCACCAACGAAGTCACCCACGCCCTGAACGACGTCACCTACGCCCTGTACAAGGTCCCCGACAAACCCGATTGGACCGCCGCCTCCGCCCACTATTGCACCTCGATTTCTATTTTGTAGTGGTCGCCAATTTTGTGCGCCTGAATGGGGATACCCGCCTGCTGCGCTATGCGGATCATCGCGGGGGTCTTGGTGCTGCTCTCGGCGTACTCAATGCCGGCGCTCTTGAAGTGCTGGTAGAACTTGGCGAGGGCATCCTTCATCTGAGGAGGGGCGTCAGCCGTGAGGATGTGAAACTCCACGGTCTTGTCCCCGCTGCCCCTGAACAGCAGGACGGTGTCGTTCTCCTGCAGCAGGCCGATGGACTTCTCCTTGATGCCCGCGGCGAGGTTGTTAAGGAAGCCGTTGACCTTCTCGCCAAGACCCTCTTTCTCCATGGACTGCCGAATTATGTCTGTGGCTTGCATTTGGCCTTTGGGTTCCCGTGAGCTTCCTATATCTACTTATACAGAAAAACAGTGTTATCCGCCCTACTGCGTGTCGCCATTTACGACGGTAATAAACTGCCTCGCCCACTCACGCCAGTCCTCGAAGGGCGCGGGGTCTATGCCCCCATACACCGAGAAGGTCGGGAGCAGAACCACCCCGCTCGCCAGCTGTTTCCAGTCTGGCTCCGCGACGTACGGGAGGGGCTCCTCACCGAAGTAGTGCAGCATGTTGCCGTTCCAATCTGACCACGACATGCCATCGGGGAGGAACGGTATGGCCTGACTTATCGTCACGGCCGGGTGTCCCCAAACTCGGCGGTTATGAGGACGCGACCCATCTCGTAGTTGCCCCCGACGGTGTTGGACTCAAACTTCAGCCGCTCCTCCCGGTGCTCAATCCTGAGGTCGACCTTGCCGTCGGATGGCCCGAAGGTGAAGGGGCCATCCGACTCCAAGTCGCCCCGGGCAAACTTCTTGCCCAGCACGGTCAGGGTCATGTCCCCGGTCTGCACAAAGTCAGGCTCGATGCGGGTCAGGTGCATCCTGCGGTTGACACCCTGCGGGCTGTCGTGGGCGGGGTCGCCACCCACCCAGCTGATGTCGCAGGTGGTGAAGTTGGAGAGTATCGCAAGCTCCCCCTGATCTGAAATTTGGTCAACCCCGAACTCCTGCTGCCAGACGCTGTACCCATCGAGGATGTTGTACGCGTTCTCCCCGGCGCTGATGGCGGGGCTAAAGTTGCTGTCGACGGTGACGAGTGTCACCCCGCCCGTTGCCTGACTCAGGACGTTGAAGCTAAACACGCTGCTCAACACGACGTAGGTGGTGGAGCCGTTGATGTTGCTCGATGCGATCCTGTCCCCGGGGGAGAAGTCTACGCTCTGGTTCCCCTCAAGGTAGATTTGAGCCGCCGTTGGTGCCGCGTAGGTCAGGGTGCCCGCAATGGATGTCCCGGGCGCAACGGTCTGGGAGGCGCTGACGATGTACGTCCCCGCACCACCCGTGCCGGTGCCAAGGGTGGTAACCTTGGTGCCCGCCGTGACGCCGGTGCCGGTCAGCACCATGCCGATCTTTACGCCGCTCCCCGATGCGACGGTGAGTGTTGTCCCGGTGATGCCCCCGATGACGCTCGTCGTGGTGTAGGTGCCCGCGGGCGTTGCGGCCACGACGTGGGGCACACCAGAAATCCACTCGTAGTCCCAGCCGCACCAGATGGGGTTGGGGAAAATCTCTGTGGTGTACCCGCACGACCGGCGCGAGCCAACCGCGCTCCCGGCGTCGTACCAGATTTTGTCCTTGACGTTGTAAATGATTGCGTCGGAGCACTCTGTCTCCGTGCCGCGGGGATAAAAAAACCAAATCTCATTAAAGCGTGGGACCTTGGTCGCCCAGACCTTCTGGCGCTGCTCAAAGTTAAGGTTGTCGAAGAGCCAATTTACGTTCTTATCGTTTGGCACAACCTGCACCGATCCGTTGTAGGAGTAGAATCGGTCCACGCCCATCCAGTAATACACGCCGTCCATCTCCACAACGGAGTTCGAGGACATGATGGAGATTTGGCTGGAAATAATATCGTAGCGCCAGTAGATTGGCGCCGCGTTGACGAAGGAGACACGTATGAGGCTGTCCGTGGCCCAGAAGAGTCCTGAGGGGGACTGCGTGCCACCGCGCACGGGGACACCCTTCACGATCTTGCTGGCCGCCATGTTGACCTTATTCGCAAGGGCGCCGTTCCAGTCCGTCAGCACCTGATTCGCGTAGGTGCTGTCGACGTTGTTGTTGGCGATGTAGCCGTTCGAGCCGTACACAAAGATGAAGGGGTACAGCACGCACACCCCGCCGTCAACGGAGATGGGGTCCCCCGTGGGGGCGCTACCGCCTGTGTCGAAGAGACCCGCGAGTGTCCAGACCTGACCCGCCCCGGGGAGGGTGTCCCCGACGAGTACCTGCGTCGCGACGCCGTTGTCTATGTTGGCAAGGTTCCGCCCGGGGTGCGCCAGAACATTAAGCGCCCCGCCGTTCGGTTCATACTGCAGGTCAAACTGCCAGAGGTTGTTGGCGTTGGCGGTGAAGTTGCTCAACGCCGCGGGGTACGGACCTGAGCCAATACCCACGTTGGTGCTGGTCGTGAAGACGTCGAGGCCGTCGCTGTTCCCGACGAACATGTAGTTCACCCCGTTGTAGGGGTTTGTAATTATCCCGCGCGGCACGCCGTTGGGCGTCCTGAACATCTGACGGTACCCGCCCATCTTCTTGGGGACACCACGCTGGAACCTTGCCCACGTGCCGTCGCTGAACTCGCGCGACTCGAAGACGGTCCCGTCCCGCTTTATGCCCGGCTGGACACCAAGGGTGTAGATCAGCGGCTGCTGAGTCTCCGCCACTAGAACGTGCCGCCGCTGATGAGCGCCGCGTTAAAGGTTGCTGTTGTGGTTATCTGCGGGGAGAGTGGGTTGCTGTTGTTGAGGGTCATCATGTTGACCCCGCCGGCTGTTAGCCCCAGCTGCGCCGCGGAGAGGAGGTACATCCCCGTCGAGGGGTCGCTAATGAAGGAGAAGGAGGGCGCCGCCGCGGAGCCATTCGTCACAAGGTAGGTCGCCGTGCCCGACTGCGTCAGGATGTACAGGAAGTTGCCGTCACTTAGCACCATGGCCGTCGTGTTGGCCGCCACCGCAATGGGTGCCTGCGAGCTGCCCGAGACTTGGAACGTGACGTCGTACCCGGTCTGGTTCGTGGCGTTCGACAGAACATACAACTGCGTGACCGCCGGGAGCTCCACGTCGAGGTCGGTTGCGCGGGTGCCCGCGAGGGCGACGTATGTCTGGATGCTGGGCGCGAAGCTGATGAGGTCCAGCGTGGAGCCCACGACACTGTCAACGTCGTAGGTGGCCGCGGTGAACATGGCGCTGTTCGGGTTCGCGAGGCCAACGGTGTAGAAGTCCCCGTTGACGTAGTCGAACACGACCATGCCCGAGTCGCCCGGGTTGAACGTCACCGTAACGGAGCCGTTCAGTGTCGAGGTGCCCTGAGGCACCATGGAGATGGCGCCCGTGCCGCTGTTGCGAAAGAGGATGTACCACCCCGGGGTGATGCTCGCCGCCGTGGGGAGGGTGATGGTGTCCGCCCCACCCGTCCAGACGTAACTGAGCGCCCGGCTGGCGTTGTTTATCGTCGGCGCCACGGCGGTGGTCACGATGCCGTAGGAGGTCGCCAGCAGGCCGCTCGATGTGGTGAGCCCGCTGCCGGCCAAGGAGGCCGCGTCCGCCGCGGAGGTGCCCGTGCCGTAGGTGAAGTTGCGCCAGACACCCGCGCTGGTGCTGTTGCTGACAAGGTAGAAGTACCGCGCGTCACCGGCGGCGAGTGTCACCGAGTTGGCGTTGTCCTTGTCCTGAATGGTGAAGCTGAAGGCGCTGATGTTTCGGAAGAGTATGTCCGTCCCAACGGAGCCCTGACTGCCGTAGGGCAGCGTGACTATCAGGCTGCCCGCGCTCGGGTTGCAGTCGATGATGCGCGCCGCTGCCGTGTCCACGCCGCCCGGTGCGACGTACGCGGGCCACGTCAGCGAGACGTTCGCACTGAATGGCAGGCTGAGGTAGCTTACGTCTGTCGGCTGGACGACGTCCCCCGTGAAGGGGGATGTGAATGTGGTCATCTTTACGGCTCCTGAATACTGGTGTTGCGGTCTATGCCGCGGCTTGCGTTCTCGCCCTTGAGCGCGGCCATGGAGGTGTCGTAATACTGCTTCCAGACGCCAATCTTGTCTAGCGACTTCAGGAAGCCCTGAGCCTGCAGGAGGGTGCCAAAGAGCAGCGCCTGCGGCGCCTCCCGCGTGATGAGGTTTTCTTGGTTCTCCGCGTCGAGGGGCTGTATGCGGCTGTAGTAAGTTGCCTGCACCGTGTAGGCCGCGTCGGGTATGGGGGCGAATGACCAGTGGTTGTAGTCAAAGTCGGCGTAGTATTTCGGCTGACCCTGCGGCGTCTCGCCTTGATACATTGCAACGTAGTCCTGCGATCGGTGCATCACGGGGGCACCGTTGATGCTCATGGATACGGTCTTCCTCCAGCGCGCGGGCTTCTCCAGTGTGGCACCCTGCGTCCCAGATATGAGGGTCGTGTTGACGGGGGAGAGCTCCCAGAGGGTCTTGACCTGAGAGGCTATCTCCTGCTCCGCCAGCATGATGAGTCGCGGTATCTGGTCGAGGAAGGAGGCGTCGTTCCGCTCCGAGTAAGTTATAACGTCCGTGACCAGACTGTCATACGTCATTGCCTGTGCGGTCATGGTTACCTCGTGTAGTACGAAATGTTAGGTGTCAGGTAGATCGGGGACTTGTCGCGCTCCTCGTCCTCGGCCTGACGCAGCCACTTCTCGGCCTGACCCTCGAGATACGTGATGCGGGCGAGGTCCACGCCGGGCAGCTGCAGCGCCACCTTGTGGGAGAGCTGTGCCTGTATGGCGGGGAGCCACCTGTTGGGCGCGTAGAGGCTGTCGGTGAGCGTCCCCACGTCCTGCAGCTGGGTCTCTATGACGAGCTGGAAGACTTGGAAGTCGTTGTCGGGGATTGGCCAGAGGTACATCTGTGGCACGATCTGGCGGTCCATCCAGTACTGCAGGGAGCGTTGGCTCGTGAACTGCTTGTTGGGTAGGTTCCAGTAGTCGTCCCGGTTCAGCCGCGCCAGCGGGATGTCCTGCTGCGTGTAGGAGAACGAAATCTGGCGCAGTGAGAACGTGGTGGCGACCGTCTCACGGAGCCGGTAGTAGATGTGCTCGGGGGTGGGGTCGACCTGAAAGTAGTACCACTCCTTGTCCGCGAGGGTAACCGCTGGGAGTGTCTGCCGCACCACCCACGTCACGCCGTCCTCGCTGGTCTCAAAGACGAAGTTGTACGTCGCCGCGCCGTACGAGTTAAAGCCCGCCTGAATGATTCGTTGCCCCGCGCCGTAGGCCGCGCCGAACCAGTTGTTCGGGGCGGTGGAGGTGGCGTAGTTGTCGAGGGTCTGGCTGAAGAGGTTCACCGCGTTGACGTTGCTTGTGGGCAGCGCGGAGCTGATCTGGGGCGTGATGATGTAGCGCCAGTTCGCCTCACGGACGTCTATCGTGCCCTCGGGGAGTGTCAGGACGGACTGGTTGGTCTGCGTCCCCAAGAGGATGCTCTTCAGCATCCAGAGGTTCACGCCCCGGTTGGAGGCGTTCTGGAGTATGTAGAAGAGTGCCTGCCGCGCCCCGTTGACGTACTGGGGTGTCTGCTCCTCCGCCGCCTTCCCGGACTCGCGGAAGGCAAACTCGATGAGCTGCGCGACCGTTATCTTGGTCTGGTTGATTGTCCCCGAGTACGCCATCTTCTATCGACCCCTTCCAGCGGCTTTTCTTTCCGGCAGCTTCCCCTTGGCGGGGCCAGCTTTGACGAACTCCTTGCCGACCTTTTGCTTGATCCCGACCTTCTTGGCAAACTCCGGGGAGTGCGCAACGCCCTGCATCAGGCGCTGCTGTGCCTTAGACTGGATGGGCACTTTAGAACCCTGTGCGGTAGGGGCTGATAAGACCCTGCTGCTGGGGCTGCATTGCGCCGGGTGCTGGTGTCATGCCCGGCTGGGGTATGATGCCCGTGGCCGCCGCGCCCATCCCACCGGAGGGCTGCGCGGGTCCCATGCCGCCCATGGGGATCGCGCCGCCGTCGGCGAAGCCTGCGGGGCGCTGTGGTGCCATTGAGGGCGCCGCTGGGGGCATGCCCGGGCGCTGCATCTGTTGCTTCCTTGCCATCAACTTGGCGAGGATCGCGCGCTCCGCGGGGGAGATGGTGCCCATGCCGGACATGCCGTTGTTGGCGTCCTGCGAGTCGGGGTAGGTCATCGCGTTGCCGTAGGCGTTGCCCGAGGCGCGCTGCTGATATGCGTCCTGCACCTGCTGCATCATCTCGGGGGTCATGCTGCCGCCCTCGGCGAAATTGTATTGGCTCATATCCTTTTGGGTCGTGTTCTCCCCCTCGCCGGTGTTTATAGACTGCGGCTTCGAGTAGGCCTCGCCGCGCTTTGCGGCCGCCGCGGCCTGAATCGCCTCGTGCTGCGCGTCGGTGCTGCCGGCGCGTCGTTTGCCGCTAAATGAATTTAAATAGTCCCGCAGGTTGCTGTAGCCGGAGGCTTGCCGACTCTCTAGCGACATCGCGCCCGGGCGCCCGCCGGCGGCGAACGAGGGCGTCTCCTTGCCCTTGACCGCGGCCTTGGAGGGGGCGTCGGCCTTCTTGTCGCCCGTGGGCTTGACCTTGGTCATCCCGCCGGCCTTGAGCTTCACCGCCGCGGAGGGGGCGCAGGCCTTCTTGTCGCCCGTGGGCTTGACCTTGACCATCCCGCCGTCCTTGAACTTCATCGCCGCCGAGGGGGCACAGGCCTTCTTGTCGCCCGTGGGCTTGACCTTGGTCATCCCGCCGTCCTTGAACATGTTGACGGTGCCCTTCTCCTTCTTGGCGCGGCCACCCCGGCGCAGCTTGGAGAGGTCTGTCTTGGCGCCCTCGTGGGACTGCTTGTCGTGCATCGAGAAGGCCTTCTTGACGATCTTCTTGTCCTGAGCCACGTCCTGCGAGCTCTCGGAGGTCTCGCTGTGGCGGCTCTTATACACCGACCCACCCTCCTTGTAGCAGTTAATGTCGGACTTCATCTTGGGAAGGCAGTTAAATTCTTTCATGGTAACCTCGAGGTTAGTGTTTGTCGGATCGCGGAGTGGCCTACTCCTATAACCACTTATGCAAAAAACGGGGTGTTTTCGCCCCTACTTTGTAAGAAAGAGTGCCACCTCCCGGTGCCGGCGCTTAGTCAACGCCTTGGGCTTGACCCAGCGCAGGAACGCCCGCCCGGCGCCCGCCTCGTCCCCCAGATTCATCCTGCGGACGACCTCGGAGCCCTTGAACCTATCCTCCCCGATGTTGAAGCACAGGGAGGCCATGGCGTCGAACTGGTTCTGGGTGTACGGCACCCAGAGGGCGTCCGATATGGCCACCTCACACCGCCCCAAGTCTTGGAGGAACAGCTGCAGCACCTCGGAGTCGCTCAGGTGCGCCCTCAGGAGGCTCCTCTCGCCCTTCTTGATGCGGTGCCCCACCCCGGTCGTCCAGTGCCCCCGTACGTCCCGGTAGGCGCTGTTTCGGAAGCCCTCGAGGCGGGTTATGAACTCTATGGTTGTGGGCTGGGTGCTGGCCCTAGTTGGCGGCGCCTCGGGGGGTTCCGTGGAACCAATGAACATCGAGGACAGCACAAATCCAATGATGAGTACAGTTAGACCGGGCTTGAGCACGGGCACCTCCTACGTAACCTTCACCCGACACTAATACAAAGTCGGCGCCAGAAGTCAAGCGCCGTACTTCCTCGTCCCGGCTCGGTCAATAATTAGTGCGCTTCGCCTCGGCGCGTCACTCAGGGTGTTTGGCACTGAGATGTGGGTCCACCCACCACCTTGGGGGGTCGCAAACTCGCGTATGACCTGATCGAAGGGGAGGTTGGAGTCAACCACACGCCGCACCACCTCGTCCGGGGTCATTCCGGGTACGCGGAGGTCTGCGGCGCAGCCCAGCCTGTGCTGGCTGGTGTCCTTGGAGCCCACCACGTCATTGACGGCCTTGGAGCGATAGGCTGAGGTGATTATAACTGGCTTGCCCCCGAGCAGGGTCTTGAGTTCCTCCAGCAGTACGGCGAGGCGCCTGAGGTTGAGCAGCGCCCGCTCGTCGGGGGTGTTGTCGAGGGTGCGGTGGCTGGTGCAGGTCAGCTCGGCGTAGCTGAAGTGCTCACTGAGCTGCATTACCTGTTGCCCTCAGCGCCTTTGATTTTCTCCACCGTCCTGTATCCACCAAGTCCCAACATCCCGAACAGCACCGTCATCAGCGTGTCCATCTCTAACTGGGGAGGCAGCGTCCAGCCAAACAGGTTCTGCATTATCCAGCCTAGTATCGGTCGTGCAATCACTTGGTAAAACAGGCCACCCGCACAAGTCCAGCCAACCGCAGGTCGCCATCCAGATACAAACCAGTTAGAGTTTTTAGCTTCCTCAAGGTTAGTTTGAATCTGTAACTTAGCTAAGTCAGTAGCCGAGGCAAGTTTTGCAAGTTCGCCCGTTTGCTCCATACGAGCAAGTTCTAATTCGGCGGCAGCTTTTTGTGCTGGATCGGGGAGGAAACGCTCAATCAACCCTTTACCAAAATCAATCGCCCCTTTCAAAAGGAGTGGGTTCATTGATTTTCTTTCCGGTCTGCCTTCCCGTCTAGCCTCTCAAATATCTTAGCCAGCATCGACTTGATATCACGGATGTCTTCGCGGTAATCACTACGTGCAACATAGGCCGTGGGAAGGTCTTCGCGTAATGTAGCTAGGTCAGCCTTTAACTCCTTAACAGCAGACCAGAGTTCACGCGCAAACCATCCGAGGACAGTAAAGCCCCCGCCAAGTAGCGCGTTAATCAGGTCTTGGTTATTCATGCCATCTCAACCCAAGCCAATGTTGCTTCATCCCATGTGTACCGTTTGCCATCTACGGGCATTGGAGTCGGCGCAGTCCACTGGCAAGTCTGCTCAACCAGCGTCCAGCTTGGGAAGGGTTGCGGCGGGATAAAGGCATCGCGTCCAGCATCAAAGGTAAATCCGATACCGGCGTAATTCTTACGCTTATTCCCGTTGTAGGAAGTCTGCTTCCACTCCCCACCCAAGAGCCGCTCACAGAACGCAGCGCCGAGGTACTCCTTCTCAACGCCTTGGGAGTCAGCCGTGTCCGTGTTCGATACGACGATGACCTGAGTAACTACACCGTTTTCTACTCTAGCAAAATGTGCCATGTTTATCCCTTTACCATGTGATTATTACGATACCTGAACCGCCAGCGCCAGTTGTAGGACTGCCGTTAGAAGCGCCGCCACCGCCGCCGCCTGTGTTACTTGTACCGCTAGTTCCGCTTCCTGATGTTCCGGTTGAGCCAGCACCGCCACCACCTGTACCACCAGCGCCACCTACGCCATAAATGTCAGAACTTCCTCCACCACCACCCGCATAGGTGACCGAGGAACCAGAGAGGCTATTTGCAGTACCTGTGCCGCCAGCACCACCTTGGTTTAATGTTCCATTAACGCCTACCGCGCCAGCACCGCCGCCGCCACTACCTACGTTGTTCCCGCCACTCTGGAAACCCGTACCACCATTGTTACCCTGACCAGATGTAGCTGTCCCACCGGTATAGGTCTTGCCACCGCCACCACCACCTGATCCACCGTTACCACCGTTTGCGTTACCAGATGTACCACCACCCCCACCGCCACCGCCATCAGAGGTTATTGACGAGAATACAGAGTTACTACCAACATTACCCAATCCAGCAGTAGTCCTTGCCGCACCACCCGCACCTACTGTGATTGTGTATGCAGTTCCCGGCGTTACAGACAACCCAGTAGAAGTCCTAAAGCCTCCTGCACCAGCGCCGCCACCAACACCTGAAGAAAAGCCTTCGATGCCACCCCCACCACCACCAGCAACGACAAGGTAGTTCACACTCGTCACGCCAGTCGGAGCAGTCCAGATACCCGAGGAGTTGAATATCGCCATCCTACTGGGCGAGAGGTAGGAGATGATTACTATGCCTGAACCGCCTGTACCGCCAAAATAACTACCATCGCCACCACCGCCACCGCCCGTGTTGGCGGTTCCATTTGCGCCACCAGAACCAATACCTTCTGGGCCACAACCACCAGTACCACCTCCACCTGCCCCGCCAGCACCGCCTGTTCCGCCAGTTGGGTTACCAGTACCGCCACCGCCGCCGCCAGCATAAGTTACAGAAGCGCCAGAAATGCTACTAGCTGTTCCTGCGCCACCTGCGGCTCCTACGATACCGTTTGCGTTTGAGCCAACTGCGGTTGCGCCACCACCGCCACCGCCAGTACGGAAATTAGATGGATCATAGTTACCGCTACCGCCAGCGTTACCTTGTCCTGAAGTTCCTGTCCCGCCAGCGCGATCAGAGTTGCCCCCGCCGCCGCCACCACCTGAACCGCCATTGCCACCGGGGTTGCCAACACCGGAATTATTTAATGCCCCACCGTAGCCGCCTCCGGTAGAAGTAATAGAACTAAATACAGAATTAGAACCGGCGACTCCGTTACTATTAGTAGAATAAGCCCCACCCGCACCACCAGCACCTACTGTTACCGTGTATGAAGTTCCCGGCGTGACAGCTAATCCAGTAGCGGTTCTAAAGCCACCAGCACCGCCGCCACCGCCGCGAGACCCGCCACCACCACCGCCACCCGCTACGACAAGATAGTCAACGCTCGTAACACCCGTAGGGGCTGTCCACGATCCCGAGGCGGTGAATTGCTGGATGATGCGAAAGCCCGGAACAGGCCAAAGACTTGCCGCTTGGTACGCAGCCTGTTGTTGTAGCGTCCAGATACCATTGGCTACGCCTAATACCCCGCCAGTTGGTGTGGTAGGGCTTTTGGTGATGATCTTGCCGATGTAATCCATTACGTCTCAGCCTTCAAAATGTAATGCTCCCAGTGCCAGTCCATGTGTAAGTCCTGTAGCCGCCAGACACTACGATGGATGGTGAGCCTGTCGTGGAGGTTGCTGCGGGGTAGGAATCGGCGTAACGGACTATCGCTATGCCTGAACCGCCTGAACCGCCTGTGGGGTTGCTGTATGAAACCGTGTTGCTACCACCGCCACCGCCACCCGTGTTAGCCGTTGCCGCGTTACCAGACCCACTAGCTACGCCGTTTGCACCGCCGCCCGTACCGCCAGCACCTTGAGTGCCGCTACCCGCAGCCGCGCCGCCGCCGCCGCCGTAATAAGTACCAGCAAAGGAGCGACCTATGCCGCCATCACCCGCAACTGAAATATTACCTGCCATACCTACCGCTCCAGCACCGCCGCCACCTCCGGGGTTATTTGTACCGCTAACCGCGTAGCTAGTCCCCCCGTTATAACCCTGTACTGGAGAAGTTGATGGCGTGTTACCTGATCCGGGCAAACCACCGCTAAAAGTTCCAATGCGTAACGGGTTATCTCCACCGCCAGACCCCCCGCTACCGGCAGGGCTTCCATCAGCTTGTTGGTAAGAAGCCCCACCCCCGCCACCAGCAGATTCTATCTTTGCTCCGCCACCCGCAGCGCCTGTGTTCCAGCTAGATACGCCGCCACTTACACCAACAGCGTAGGCATACCCACCAGCGCCACCGTTACCAACCGTAACCGTGTAGGAAGTGCCAAGGGTTATAGCGTAATCTGTTGCCGTCCTGTATCCACCAGCGCCACCGCCACCGCCGTAGAACTGCCCACCGCCACCACCGCCACCCGCTACAACAAGGTACTCGATGGCAGTAAGAGGGGGAGAGGGCCAACTACTAGCCGCCTGATAGACAAGCTGGGAGATGAGTGTCCAGATTCCGGGTGCGCTAGACGTAGTAGCCAAAGGCGTAAGGTACTTAATAATGACGATACCTGAACCGCCAGTAGCAGCAGCGCCGCTATTCCCACCACCGCCACCACCACCACCCGTGTTTGCTGTTCCCGCCGTAGCTGGAGTAGCATCAGAACTACCAGCACCGCCACCAAAAGATGCGGTTCCGTTAGTCATATCGTATGACCCACCGCCGCCGCCGCCAGCATACTGCGTAGATGCACCTGAGATTGAAGAAGATAAGCCAGCGCCGCCGTTACCAGCAGCATTTGATGCCGCCGCAGTTCCAGCCGCACCCGCACCGCCACCACCGCCACCTTGCCTACCAGCAGTAGTTCCACCGTCAGGGCCACCAGTACCACCCGCATTACCTTGGCCTGATGGCGAAGCTGCACCACCAGCGCCGTTATTCCCTCCACTCCCTGCGCTACCACCACCGCCAGAACCACCGGATACTCCTGCTACCAAACCGTAAGAACCACCACCGCCACCACCTGTTGAGGTTATGGACGAAAATACAGAATTGTTTCCAGCCGTTCCTGTACTGCCATTGCTAGTGCTTCCTGCACCACCAGCGCCAACGGTTACGGTGTAAGAGGTTCCGGGGGTTACAGAAAATGCAGTAGCTGTTCTATATCCACCAGCACCGCCGCCACCGCCGTTACTTTTACCCCCACCACCACCGCCAGCAACAACAAGGTACTCCACCTGCGTAACGCCAGCAGGAGCCGTCCACGAAGTTGTACCAGAGGCGGTAAAGGTCGTAGCAGTAAATTGCGCGGCTAGTTTAAAACCGGCAGGGAAGCCGTGGATTGCCATTTAGGTGATTACTTCAAAGGAGGCTACATAGGTCAGCGCACTTCCCGTTCCTGAAGTCACACCAACAGACTGGTTCTCCGTCACATAGAACGAAGTGGTCTTGTCCGTAACAATCAGTGAGGCATTAGCAGGTACGCTGATCTGGTAGGCGATGTAATAAGCCGTTCCACTTGCAAAGGTCGCGTTGTTTGCTATGGCAACCGAAGCTGCTGCCGCCGAGCCTGTAGTGTTCGACACAACGATGCTGTCGATCTTATTTACGCTACCAGAAGCTGGAGTCAGACCAGTCAGAGCAGTCGTACCGTTGTGCGTCCAAGTTGCTACAGCACTTGTGCCAGACGGCAGAACATACGCCGTGTTGCCGTTGATATTTGTTACGTTGACAATATTAGGGTTTGCCATGACTGCTCCTTAGAATCCGAAGATCATCGCCATAGCGATAGATTTGCCTGTTGAGATGCCCGTGTTTGCCACCCAAGTAGGGGCAGACGCCGCGCCGTTTGTCTGGAGAACATAACCAGACGTTGATGCTGCCAATTTAGTAAATGCTGTTGTACCTGAGGCGTAGATGATATCGCCCACGGTGTACGAGGCGAACCCAGTCCCGCCGTTCGCAGCAACTAGCGTCCCAGCAACAGTCACCGCCCCGCTCGTTGCGGTGGATGGCGTCAAGCCTGTCGAGCCAAAGGTAATCGTCGTGACAGGGGCCGTGACTGCATTGGACGCCAGCAGCTTCACAGTCCCCGCAGCGTTCTTGAAGTAAAGTTTCTCGTCAGTAGTATTGAGCGCCAACTCACCCGCGACAAGGTTCCCTGAAGTGGGGACCGCCGCAGCGGTTGGGCTGTAGTACAGCGAGATAGGCGTGTAGTTTGTTTGTGCCATTTTAGAATGTACCTCCGAAAATACCAGTTGTAGCCGTCACAGTCGTAGCCGCCACAGTTGTGAAGGCTCCCGTTGTTGTTGATGTTGCACCCACAGTGCCGTTGATGTTTATTGAAGCGGTTCCAGTCAGGTTAGTGACCGTACCGCTCGACGGAGTACCCAAAGCCCCGCCGTTGACTACAAACGCCCCCGCAGAGCCTGTGTTGACCCCCAGAGCCGTTACAACACCTGTACCCGTAGTCGTAGTGCTTGGGGCTACGCCAGCACCACCGCCGATAACAATCGCACTGGCAGCAAGTACGGCAGAGGTTGCCCACGTCGATGCACTAGAGAAGTAAGGGACGCCGCCGGAGGTTCCAGCGACGGTCAGGGCGGGTGTCGTCGTGGCCGTGGCCACCGAGACAATGCCCCCGGTAAAACCAACGCTGGTGACGGAGCCACTTCCCTTGTTATTGAACGTGTTCCAGTTGGTTGAGGTCAGGTACCCGTCGACGCTGGTCGTGGCGGCGGGGATGCTGATTGCGGGGGTGTTGCCCCCCGAGCTTACAACCGGCGCGGTGCCCGTCACGCTGGTTACCGCGGAGGCCCACGTGCCGTCACCGCGCCAGTAGGTCGTGGAGCCCGCGCTTGTGCCGCTGTTGAGGTTGGTCACCGGGAGGTTCCCCGACACGGCGCTGCCAAGAGCGATCTTGCCGTAGCTGGGTGCCACACCCACACCACCCGAGATGAGGGCGTTCCCCGTCGCGACGTCGGCCAGCGGGGAGAGCACGCCCGAGGCGGAGGCGTAGAGGATGTCCCCCACGTTGTAGGTGGAGATGTTGGTTCCGCCGTTGGCTACGGACACAGGCACGACGAGTGATATGGTGCCAGAGCCCGTGATGGTCCCGCCCGTGAGCCCCGTCCCGGTGGCCACCGAGGTCACGGTGCCGGCGCCGGCGGGTGTCGTCCACGTGCCGTCACCGCGCCAGAAAGTGCTTGCGCTGGCCCCGGTGCCGCTGTTGAGGTTGGTGACGGGGAGGTTCCCCGTGATGCCTGTGGTGAGGGGGAGCCCCACCAAGTAGGTCGCCACCCCACCACTTGGGATGCCAAGGAACGGGGTGACGAGGGTGGGCGATGTCGCGCGCACCACGTCCCCGGTGCCTGTCGTGCCGCTGGTTATCTGTGACCCCGCGATGGCGATGGGTGTCGTGGAGGCCGTGGAGACCCGCCCCTTGGCGTCGAGCGTGACCAGCGTGGCGGTCGAGGCCGTGCCGTAGGTGCCCGCCACGGCCCCGTTGAGCGCCAGTGAGGGGTTAGGGTAGGTGCCGCTAAGGTCGCCCCCGGCCGCCCCGTTCGGGGGTCCCGAGGGGAAGTCTGTGAGGAGTATCTGCTTTGTCGTGCCGCCTTGGACGACAACCGTCACCTCCCCGCCTATCAGGGAGATTGCAACGGGTAGCTGGGTAATCGGACGGTCGGCCATGGACTCTTTCTCTTATTGTTCTAAGTCGCCGGGCGCGCCGGGTTCGCCGTAGGGTGTGCCCTCGATGAACATTGCATTCCCGTCCTCCGTCCAGAGCTGACTGTCTGGCAGCGCAACGGATACGTCGGGGCGCGGGAAGCGCAGTGCTATGTTCTCTGTCTGCCTAGCGGGCAGGCGCCACGGGTCGAACTTATCTAGATCGACCGAGCAGACGCGCATGCCCGGGAAGTTAGGGTCGGGCATGAGCTCTGTGTAGGCAAACTTCCTGCTGCACCGGTCGCAGATCGCAACCGAGAGCACGGAGTTGCCGCGGGTGTCTAGGTAGACGGACACCCGTCACCCGTAGAACACTGTGATAGCTGTCGAGGCGGGCAGGGTGACGTGGACGTCCGTGAAGAACCGGATGCCATTCCCGGGTATCAGTGTGGAGATGATCGCCGTGTTGACGGTCGTGTCTATCTCGAGCCGCACGGTGCCACTGGCCCCGCCGTCACGGAAGACGATGGCGCCGGCGCCCCCGGGCGCCACTTGGTACCCCTTGACGCGCGTCGTGGCCGCGTAGGCGGTCCCCGTTGCGTTTAGGTGTGCTGCATATACATCTGTCGAAAATGTCATAACTAATTTCCTTTATATTAAACGAACCGCCCCCGAGGGGGCGGAAAGGCCGTTAATTATGAGTTCGTGAGGCCGGCACCGTAGGCGGTGATGGAGCCGTCGTAGTTGCGGGGGGTGTAGCTCACCTGAAAGGTTCCGCCCAGCGAGCCGCTGGTGAGGGTCGTGACCGTGGCCGCCGTGAAGGTCAGGGTGACGTCGGAGGTGCCCACGTTGTTGACCAGCGCCGCGACTGCGGCCGTGGCGGTGAACACACCAGCGATTACGCCGCCGGCCGCTGTCGGGGTGATCGTCCCGATGGTGGTCGTGACAGCCGCGCTGTCCACGAGGGCGACGGTGATGACACCACCGACGAGGCCGCCGGCCGCGACGGTCTGAAACATCCGAAACGAGTGGATGTTAGAGCCGGCCGGGATGACGTACGGGGTCACCGTCGTCGAGCCCACGTCGGCCGTGGTCAGAACGGTCGTTACGGCCGTGACGGCCGCGATCGGGTTGGTGATGTAGCTTTCCTGCGTGGCGGTCAGGGCGCCCGTGTTGTCCGGGGCAATCGTGCCGTCGTTGGTGGGGTTGTTGCGTTTGAATATGCGCAGGGGGGAGGTAAAGGTGCTGGACATGTCGGTTTCCTTACTTAGAGGTTGCCCCAAACAGTCACTAAGCTGTCGACCCGGAAGTGTTGGCCGTCTGGGTGGGGTGAATCTTCCTATAACTACTTATACAAAAACTGGGCTAAATTCGCCCCAAAACCTACAAAAGAAAAGGGGCTCCGACAAATCGGAACCCCTTTTTCTAAAGCGCCGGCTGTGTGGCAACGGGTTTATCGTTCCCACCCACACTCCACTTGCTACCGGATTGCCAGTTCTTTAGAGAGGGGGCCCCGATAACTCAGTGCCCCCTCCTTATACCATCGGACTTTACAGGCCGGCGGTACCGAACAGGTTACGCGCGTCGTGCCAGCCGGTAGCGTAACGCTCCGTGGCCTTGTAGCGCATGCTGTCGGTCTCGAAGTCCCCCTCCATGGATTTCTCCATGGGGCGACGCATCACCAGCATGAGGCCGTTCTCGGCGTCGGTTTGGATAAACCATGCCTTCGAGGAGCTCAGACGGGTAACTACGTGGGTGCCCTTCGGGAGCATGCCGGTCGACTTGATCGGGTTAAGATCGTTGTCGGCGGTGCCAGAACGAAGGACGGACTTGAGGATGACCTCGGCCTGAAACTCCAGAGCCGGGGGAACCACCAGCTGCTCACCCTTCAGGCGGATACGCTTACCGTTGTTGTCGACGGCGGAGCGAATCTGGATGAGGAGTTGCTCGACCGAGGTCTGCGAAAGCGAGGCCGCGGTGGAGAGCGAGTTGCTGTAGGTCTGACCGCTGGAGATCGGGTGTGCCGTGTTAATCAACGTCACGCCGTCGCCGCCGTTGTAGCCGGCAGTGAACGCGAAGTTGAGGATGTTGGCGCACAGGGTCTCTTTGGTCTCAATCATCGACTGAGCGAGGTGCTTGGCGAAGGTGCTGCCGATACGGATATGATCCCCGTCTTCCATCAGAACCTTCGTCAACGCGTAAGCGAGGCCGTAGATTTTGTAGACGAAGCGGGTGATGTACAGCGTACCACCCTGATCGTAGCTTACCGGGGTGCCGTCGGGCATCTCGGGGGCCGCGTTCATACCGAACAGCATGACCTCTTCGTGGTAGTTGCGCGGAATACCAGTGATTTGTTCTACAAATCCCTTCCACTCATCATCACGTTGGGCGTACACGCCATCAAAGACTTCGTTGATAATCGGCTCGACTACCGCACGAAAGTCTGTACTACGCATTGGAGTTGCCATTGCTTAATCCTTTCGTTAGTTAGGGAGCCGTTTTATTGGCGGTGAAGCTGTTGTTGGCGATCTGGACTTGGACGATCGTGTAGGCATCATTCCAAGCATTAACGGCAGAACCGGCCGGCACGGCAACATCGCGACCCAGACCATACACACGCAGCTGGCCTTGAGCACTGGCCGCAACAGCGGTCGGGTTCAGGGCAGTGGTGGAGAAGCCCGCGCCACCGACGCCAATGGCTGTGCCAGAGGTCGTGAGGTAGCCAGCGGTCGGCGAGAAGTTATACTGCAGGCCGATGCTGTTCGCGTCGATGGAGCCTGTCGCCTGAATCTCGTAGACCAGTGAGGGGTCTTGGAAAATCCAGAACGTGATTTCCGTCACAGCAGCAGCAGTCGCGGCGGTGATGTACTTGGCTACCGAACGCCGACCATCGGTGTTGGTGTATTCCACACCGTCGAAGCTACCGAACACCTGCGACGCAGTGGCGCCACCAGTTCCAGCGGTTGCCGCAACAGTCAAAAGACCTGCAGTCCCGATACCCAACGGGGTGTACTGGTAAAATGCACCAGACGCCAACGTGTAGGTCTTCGTAGTACCATCAGCTTGCTGGCCGGCGAAAGGGATCGCACGGTCGAGGCCACTGGGGTGATACGCGGGCTTCAGGCCAAAGGGCTTGAGTACTGTACTCATTGTTAATTCCTTTGTCTAAATGGTTATTGAAAACGGATGTTTTTGTTTGCTCGATTTGCTTCTCTCTCCATCTCCAGAAGACCCCCCTCCAAGATTGACTTGCCGCCCTTACCCGGCTCGGCAGAACCGCGCAACTGCGAGGTGACATTCCGCTGATGTTCCAGCGGGTCCTCGAGGTGCAGCATGTGCATCACTTCTTGGTAGACATCTTCCGGCAACTTAAAAAGAACCATCTCGTTACAAGATACACAGCCTTCAAACTTGCCCGAACTCATCTTGCCCAGCATTTCAAAGCCTTTTCCCAACTCGGAGGCTTTCACCGGCTCATAGCCCAACGCGATACGTTTGTCGATACTGTCGTACTGGTTTGTGGTGCTCAACCAGCACAGGTGCATCCCGGGGATTGACTCCCTAGGAATTTCTGGCAGTGCACTGTTCTGCCATTTATCGCGGAACGCATCGAGGCGTTCCCTACGTACATTTTCACTCGAGCCACCACTCTCAGCGGTACTCTTCATGACCTCTTGCGCCCGGTCGGCCATTCGCTCGTCTAGGTCGCGCTTAATTCTTGTATTTGCCATGATATATTATCCTTAGGTACGGTTCTGACGGTCGTAGCTGGCGTAGGCCTTAATCATCTTGCTACGCTTGGTGGGGTCATCCCACGAACCGGCGTCCTTGATGGCCTGAACCCGCTCACGGCTTAAAGTGATTGACGTTGCGGACTTGACCCCCGGGTTCGCCGACTTGTTAGACGACGTGGGGCCAGCTCTGCGCATTGTCTTACCCTCTCGTGAAACGTACCTATGTGGAAGTCTGTCCGACAGCCTGTTGTCCAATTCGTCCCAATACTCTGAGTCGGATGGGTCCCAGCCGTCGGCCGTGAGCTCCTGATCTACTACCTTGGCAATCTTTGAGTCTGTATCCCTTGCCTGCGGGTCGTACCACTTGTTGTTCTTCAGCCACCCCGTCGCGTTGCGCTGAACCTCTATCGAGATAGTGTTCGGGACGTTCTGCGGGGGCCGCTTGACCTGCTCCAGCTGGTGCTTCTTGTAGGCCTGCGCCTGACTCAGCCGGTTCTTGGAGTCCTGCAGCTGGTCGAGGTACTCAACCTGCTCCTCCGCGTTACCGGCCTGCGCGGCCTGCATCATCTTCATCTTGGCGTACTCGACGCGTGTCGCCTCGTCCTCTATCGCCTTGTCTATCTGGGCGAACTGGTAGGACGCCGCCGTGGACTCCACGGCCGCTAACCGCCGAGCCAGCTCCTCGTTACGCTTCTCGAGGCTGCTGATCTTGTTTTTCGACGAGGCCTCGCGCTGCTTGGAGAGCTCCTTCTTTAACCGCCGCTCCTCACGCCGTGCCTCACGTATTGCCTCACGGTCCTCATCGTTCTCGTCCGAGCTATCCCCAGACCCATCGTCGCTGTCTTCCGAGCCACGGTCGAGGCTGACCTCGTTCTCGTCGTGCTCGGGCGACTTACCCTCCTGATCCTCCGGGAAGGCGTTCTCGTCAGGACCCACCGCGGCGATGACGCTGCCGTCGGCCTGCTCCTTGATCTTTATATCTTTGTCTTTATTTTCTTCGGACATGCTCTACTTTCTTCAAAGTATTAGTCTACAAAGGATTTCATCTTGCGCGCGTCCTCGAAGCTGCGAATCTTCGCAATCACTTCTCTGGCGCCTACAATGATGAAAACTACGGGGTCGTTGTCGTCGTCTAGGTCGACTGTCCACCTGTCGCCGCCCCACTTGATGGTGCGGACGAGGTCCCCAACGCTGCACCACGCGCCCTCAGGCCACGTTTCTAGCGTGTCTGGCGATTTGTACGCCAGCGGACCAATTGAAACTACCTTCGCAACGACCTCGTTGTATTTCACGGTGTCCTTGGTCTCTTGAACCAGAACGATGCCACCGCGCGATTTGGACTTAGTCCTACGCAGTTGCACCAGAACCCGGTCACCTACAATGTCTACCCCGGGGTCAACCTGTGGAAATACCTCTGCCTCTGTCCTCAAATCGGGCTCGATTTTTTCTTTCATGTGTCCTTCTCGTCATCCTCCGTAAGGATGTCATTGATAATGTCGAGGGTCTCTGACAGGCCCTCCCTTTTACCCACGAGGCGTTGGTACGCCTCAAAGCTGTGGATGTTTGTGCCGGAGGCTACGGAACTTTCCAGCAAAATCTTTGCGGCGCCTACGCGCCTCAGTATCTCGCGAATTATGTCTTGCATATATTAACTTATGCAAAACAAATGCAACATCCGCCCTACTATTTTGTATATTCCACCAAATTCTTGGGGCCGATCTTGCCGGCGAGGCGCAGCTTGGCCTGCGAGGCGCCGATTTTCCAGTTGTTGTCGCGGTGCGAGCCGGACACGCCCTTCTCTATTTTCGCTGCCGGGCCGCCGCCGGAGCTGGCCTTGCCAGTCTCTTGGTACGTCTGCCGGAAGCCTTTAAGGTTCTCGTCGCTCATGGGTGTCTCCTAAATGGGTGTCTGTGGTGGTTGTTGCGGTTGTGGCTGCGCGGCTTGTTGCTGCAGCGCCTGCCCGTGCTCCTGTCCTGACTGCATGGACTGGTTCTGCGCGTCCTGAGCGCCCTGTTGCAGCGCCTGCCCGTGCTCTTGGCCTGACTGCAGCAGGTCTAGTTGCCCCTGCTGGCTCTTCTGCTCCATGCCCTGTTGGTGGTCCTGCGCGGCCTGCGCCTGCTTCGCCACCTGCTCCGCGGCCTTCTGGAACTGCTGCTGCTCCACGGCCAGCCCGTGCTGCCTTATGTCCGTGTTGGAGGCGTGTATAGCCTCCATGGCGGAGAGCCCCTGCTCGTGCTCAAGCTGCGCCTGCTGGCTGTCTAGCTGCACCCCGGCGTTTATCATCGCCACGCGCTCCTTGGCGGCGTTGTCGATGTTCGCAAGGGCAATGGTCGTGGCGTTCTTCTGGCTGTCGATGGCGACCTGCGTCTGGTACTTGACCGCGAGCTCCTGAACCTTCTGGGAGAGCTCGGCGACCTGCAAGTCGTAGTCCTGCTTCGTCTTCTGCATGTCGCTCTGCATCTGGGTCTGGAACTCCTGCGCCTTGCGCTGGGTCTCCGCCATCTGGGTCTTCATCAGCACCTGAGCGGTTGGGTCTGCCAGCGCCGCGGACTCCTGCTGCGCCTGTTGCGCCTGCTGCACCTTCTGCGCCAGCTGCTGCACCTGAGGCTGTATCTGCGCGAAGGCCTGCTGGGAGTCCTGCATCACCATCTGGGAGGCCAGAGCCAGCGCCTTCTGGGAGTCCTTGTCGAGGGGGCGCTCCTCGTGGAGCTTCATCGTGTCCTCACCGCCGGAGGCCTGCGCCACGTAGCTGCGCATGGACTGCAGGTAGTAGAGGGTCATGTGCTGCTTGATGTGGTCCAGTACGTGCGGGGCGAAGGCCGGCCCGATGACCGGGTTGCTGCCATAGTTCGGGTCGGTCGCAAACATCAGGTGCGTCTGGATGTGGCTGATGTGGTCTTGGTCTGGGTAGGCCGCGGCGGGTCGTCCCATGACCATCGCCACGTTCTCGAGTGCCGGGTTGGACTCCTTGATGCCGTCCGGGTCGGGCAGAATCTCGTTGATCGAGGGCACCTTCATCTGCTTCAAGATGCGGCGGTGCGCCGCCCTGAGGTCGTACAGCTGCGGTGCCTGTGTGGCCAGCTGCAGCACGGCCTGAGCCTGAGCCAGACGCTGGGTCTCGGAGAATATGTTTGGGTCCGATACCGGGCGGATGTCGTTGTTGTCCGCGAAGTCCCGCACCTCAATCTCGGTGCCGGACTGGTTGTCCATGTCCTCGAGGTACCAGTGGTTGATGCGGGAGACGATCTTAAGGGTCTTTGCCTGCGAGCGGTGCATGCGGGCGTGGATGCTGGAGAACACCTTAGCGCCCTGCTCGATAAGTGCCTGCGTCGTGCCAACGGGCGTGTTGGCGTTGGCGTCCTTAATCTTCTCCTCGGCGGTCGTCACGACCCCCTTGGCGGCGTCGGTTAGCCACCCAAGCAAATTGAACAGGACGCTGGAGGGTGGGTTGAACGGGAGTGCCATCGCCAGCTTGCGGATGTCGTCCACCCCCGGGCTGCCCTCGATTTCCAGAACCTGCGTGGGCTCTATGCGGTCAGACTGTCCAGAAATGCGTCCACCCTTGAGCTTAAGCATTGTCTGACTGTTGTTGATGTGAGCAGCATCAAGCAGAGCCCTAAGAGCCCCGGTAAGAGCAGCAGAAAGACCACCAATAAGGTGAGGTAGTCCAATAGCGTATGCACCACGCCAAGGGATGAATTTGTACTCCACGATCCAGTCCAGTTTGGTTCGTTTCTCATCGTTGGCCTCCCAGTTGCGGTACAGCGAGAGCACCTTCTCAGAGCTCTCGTCGATTGTCATAATGTACGGCGCGCGCTTGCCCTCGGTCTCTTTGTCCTCCTCAAGGCGCAGGTAGCACGTTATCTCGTAGACGCGCCGCACGCCGTCGATGTTCTTCTCGGGTGCGCTCTTGCCCTCGATCTTGTCGTTGGCCTGCTCGGAGCGTGTCTTCTTGTCTACCGCTATCTCGGAGGGGAGGCTGGCGTTCTCCAGATCGCGGTAGATGCCCTGATCTATGCGGCTGAGGTACGTGTCCTCCGTGATGTCCTGCACCTCGGTAGCTCTGGGGGAGGTGTAGAAGTTTGTCGAGGAGTACGGGAGCAGCATGTTGTCAATTGGAATCCACTCGCAGTCCGGGCGCCGCTGCTCCTCGTCGTACCACCACTTCAGGTACTGCGATCCGCCCAGCGGGAGCTGGGTCAGGAGCTGCTCCATCTCGTCTATGTAGCCGGGGATTTGCTCCACCAGCTGCCAGTTCATGAAGGTCACCTTGCGCTCGGCGGTCTCCATGCGCTTCCTGTCCGCCTCACCGCGGATTTCAGATTTGACAATGCCATCGGGTGGCAGTAATTCTTTTGACGCGGAGGCTGCGAAGTCTACGCACGCCTCTGCCATGACGGGGTGTACAACCTTAGAGGCTCCGTCGAAGGTTGCGCCTCCGGGGGCGTCTTTACCAAGGCCGGTTCTACGCAGACCATCTTCGTATTGCTTATCACGTTCCGAACGCGACTCCCGGTCGACGTCAACGTAGTCCAAGTACTCATTGGAAAGCTGGTCAAGTACTGACTCATCAAATTTCTCCGCTAGGTTGGCGTAGAACTCGGGGTTCTCCCCGGGGCCCTCTTTGTCTCGGTAGTTGATTACCACCGACCCGTCGTCGAGCTCGATGACCTCCTGCTCGGCCTGCTCAGGCTCAAGACCCAGCGCCTCCTCGTAGTGCTCAATCTCTTTCTGCTGCTGACGCGCCTCCTCAACTGTCCTGTCCGACTCGAGGTCGGGGAGGTTAGCGCCTTGCTGCATGGGGAGTGTGGGGAGAGCCATAAGTTATTTGTTAAATCCTAGTTTGCTTTTAGCGTAGTTGTAACCGCTTCCAAGACCCTTTGCTACCCCCGTCATTGCGGGAGGTATGGCTGCGCCAATCAAAGTATTTGCGAGTCGGCTCGATTCTTCCCCGGGTTCTTTTATGGCGCCCAAAGCGCCCCCACCCAGTGCTTGCGTCAACATCCGAGCTTTCATCAACGCCATCAAGGTGGGGTCTACAAAACTTCCTGCAAGCTGACCGCCTAACGCCGCGTTGAGAGAGAGGTCCTCAGATATTTGTTTTGCGCTTGACGCCAGTGTGGATAAATCTGATCCCGTTTTTCCCTGCAGCTGACGTCGAAAACGTGCAATGTCACCAAGCCCAGCCAATGCTCCCGCCCCCACCCCAGTTACCGCGCCGGCAAGGTGCCGGGCGTTTGGTCCCATGTTCTCATCAAGCCACTCCCCAGCCCATGTGCCGGGGCTGCTCTTTTTTCTTTCAGCCTCCGTGCTTGCCTTATCGTGCGCAACTAACTGGCTGTAAAGCTCAGGCGGAAAGCTATCAACCTGCTTGCCCTCGGCGTAGCGGTTGTTCACCATCAGGTCGGCCTGCATGTCGCGGGGGGTGATGACGCCGCCCCCGGCGTAGTGGTAGTGCGGGACGCCGTTCTCGTCGTAGGTTACTTCCTTTGGCTCGGGGGCCGGGCGGTTGCGGCGCTTCGCTATCTTGGCCGCCTCACGCTCAAACTCCGGCAGCGCGGAGGGGACCTGCCCGCTCGCGAGCGCCATCTCATCTTTGAGATTTTCGCGGTAGTTCCCGGGTCTGAGTTGTGTGTACGACTCCGGGATTCCTGTTGCCCGGGCGTTTTCGCGCCACTCGGGCATGCCCACCCGGCTCTTAGGGCGCTGCAGCAACACGTCCCCAATCTCCTGCCCGGTGAAGTTGTGCCTCGCCGGGTTGAACGCGGCGATGAGGGCGTTCATCTCGTCCTCGTTGGGGTTCCTGCCCGTCTTCTCGAGGAAGGCCTGCTTCAGCTGCCCCCCAATGTCGCCCTTGCCTCCCAGCTGCCGGGCTATGACGTCTTCTGACTTTTCCACCATCCACTCGGCGCCGGGGGTCAGGCTTGTCTTGGGGGCGCCCGCGCTGCGGAAGCCGCCGACCTCCTCGCCGACCATTTGGGCCACTTTTGGGTCGTTTATGTCCATTGTATCGGGTGCGAAGTGGGTGCCCTTCACGCCGCGGCCGAAGGCCTGCTGCGTCAGGAACGGGTCACGGGCGTAGATCGGCGCCATCTCGGTGTTTATGTTCGGGTCGACCCTCAGGGCGTGCGCGGCGCGTGCCTGCGTCACGGGGTCCGTCTTGGGGGTGTACTTAGGCTTCGCGAACTGCTGGGCGTGCTGCTGGAGCTCCGCCATCTCCTGCGCGTGCGGGGCGCGGCCGGCTGATTGGGTAAAACGCTTGACGGCCTCGTCCATGAGCTGCTTGACGCCCGAGGATACATATTTACCAAACACCTCGCGGCCCCCTGCGTAGTGCGGGAGCCCAGCCATCTCCATCATCATCTGCTTCGGGGTCTTGAAAGGTGTCATGGCGCCGTCGTTGTGGTTGTTTGGGTACCTATAACCACTTATGCAAAAAATCAGGGGTTACCGCCCCAGATATTAGGCGTAAGCGCCCGTAGAGCCTAAATTACTGGGCGTACGGGTTCACGCGCTTCCTGCGGTCGTCCGCGTACTCGAAGTCCCTCGCCGGGAGCATGTCAAGCTGGAGCCACCCGGAGTCTCGGAGGATGCGCAGGGCCTGTGAGAGGCTGTCGACGTAGTCGTCGTGCCCCCCGGACTCGGGGAAGGAGCAGACTTGGCGCATGAACCGCTTTGACCAGTCCGCGAACTGCCCCGTGAGCTTGGCGTCCTCGGGTATGTAGATTTTTCCCTTCGCTATCAGGGGGGCCACGATGTTCATGCGCTGCACCTTGTCCGAACGGCCGGGGTTGTACGACCTCACCGCTATCCCGGAGCCTTGGAGCTCCTGTATCAGGGATATGCCGGCCGACTTGTCCTCGATCAGCGCCAAGTCCGACTTGCGCCCCTTCCCGAACGTGTTGTCCGCCCCGTACACGACCTCCTTGTGGTCCGCGATGACGCGCTTCCTCAGCTCGGGGTAGGACATGTGGGCATCCCACGCGTCGAGCAGGATGGCGCACGTCCCGACGTCCTGATTCTCAAATATCCCCCACACCGTGCAGGCCGTGGGGTCGTTCTGGGTCTTCTCGGAGGTGGCGGGGTCGTAGCTTGCGATGACGTACTCCAGTTTGGGCGTCTCCCTCTTCGCGGGCCACATCTTGAACCACTTCCGCTTGACTATCCCCACGTCCTCGGGGTCGAGCACCTTCCCCTCGATCTCCTGTTTCCCTAAGTCGGTACCCTCGTAGCTCTCGAGGGCGTTAAAGAAGCTCTTCGACAGGTTCGCGCGGTTGGCGTAGGAGGAGACGTTGACCATATACACATTACCCCCCACCTTGCCCTCCACGAGGTCTACGATCAGCTCCTTGGGCTTGGGGGTGGTGGTGATGATCTGTTGCACACTCGCGAGGCGGGGGTCCTTCAGCCTCAGGGTGAACTGAATCTGGTCGTAGGAGTCGTCTAGGTACTCCCACGCCGCCAGCTCGTCAAGGTGCGCCCCGTGCCACTGGCTGCCGCGGTACCGTTCGGGCTCGGAGGCCGGTATGCCGCGTATCAAGCTGCCGTTCTTTAGCTCTATCTCAAAAAGAGATTTATTGTAGCTCTTTATCAGGCTTGGGGGGATGATGTTTAGCAGCCCCGAGTCCCCCTCGAAGTTAGTCGCCCTGATGTCTGAGCTTGTGGGGGCCGCCACAAGCCACCGGGTGTTGCCGAACATGGCCGCCCGGAGGCCAATCCAGTTAGAGGCTGTGTGGGTCTTGCCCGCCCCCCGGCCGGCGCACATAAAAAAGGTGTCGTACTCCTCCTCGGGCTCTTTTTGGTGCGGCATGGCGGTCAGCTCCCACCTCACACGCCATAGCGCAAGGTCAAGCTGCTCCTTGGGCCAGTGTTTATTGAGCTTTGCGAAGGTTGCTAAGGTTTTTTCCTGATTTTTGGTCAACATACGGCTATGAATCCCTCCCCTGCAAGAAACGTGCCACCCGCCTCGATGTGGATGCAGGGTTCTGGCTTGAACGTGTACACTTTTTTGATAAATCTGCGCATGTGACGGGGTACCTGTCGTTTTTTTACACGATTTTCGACAAGTTCGATGTCCGTCCTGAAGGTCAGGCGCCACTGCCGGCGGTACTGCACCTCAAAGAGGCGGGTCTTTATGCCCAAGGACTCACAAATTCCTTGCACCCGGGTCAGGAAGCGCCAATCGGGGTCACGGAACTGGTACTCGTCCTCCTCTTGGACGTAGGTGTAGGGCTTGGCGCAGATTATGCCGCGCAACAGGTCGTGCCTCTGCTCCAGCGACCCCCTGAGGTACTCCTCGGGTATGACGGTGGGTATCCTCGCGTAGTTTGTCAGGAAGGCGTTGGGCACCTTGGGGGCTATCTCGTAGTAGGGCTTCTTCTTGCGGAGGGTCCTGTAGCCAAACCCACGCAGGCGCTCGGTGACGTACTCGAAGTTGCTCTCGTGCAGGGGCAGCTTGCGGCTACGGCCGCGCCTCCCGAACCACAGACCCACAATAAACGGCGGGACGGGAAGGTCCCGGGTGGGGTACTGGAGTGGCTTGGCGTTGGGGATGGAGTACTGCGCCCGGCCGTCACGGTGCAGCAGCCCCTCCTCCATCAGCTCGGGGGCGGTGCGGCGCTTGAGTGCCCGCGTGAAGTGCGTCCGCTGCGCCCCGGGCCGTGCCCGGTAGGCTAGGTGCTCGCATAGGTTGATGCGGTACTTCTTGTCCTCCAGATGCAGGGCCATGTTCTTGTCGCCCTGCACCCCCAGACCGTCGTCAAGCTCCACCCAGAAAGTCTCAGCAGGGGTGTAGGCCTGCACCAAGGTGATTTGCTTGGGGAGGCCGTCCGCCCCGAAGACGTAGTCCCCGATCACTAGGTCGCGGGCGCTCATCCACGCCCCGGGGGTGGGTATCAGGGTCAGGGCGCTAATGGCCATACCTCACCCGCATACGTACCGCGTTACTGACGCGCGCCCTCTCGGAGGCCGCGGGGGAGAGCCAACGCTCCCCGTAGTACCCGTCAGACCGAAGGGTGCCGGTGTAGTTGAAGAACACGTACCCATCCTGCCGTATGTCACCGCGGCGGTATGGCCTGCCAGTCCGTAAGCTGTTTCGTTTCATAACCTACTTATACAAAAATGTGTACACACCCGCCCCAGCCAAAGTTTATTTTCATACCAAGGGGCGGTTTTACGATTGTAAGGGAAGTAACAGAAGACAGGGTCTAAATGAGTTACTCCCAGTATATTATTTATCTTTTTAAATTTTAAATTAAATAAATCAAATATACTATCACTACCCATACTTAACATACGCAAAACTGTCGACTTCTCGACACCTGTGTACACAAATGTCAGATAAACGCAAAACTTTTGTGGAGCGCAGTTTGGAAAATACGCTCCACAAAGGTTAGTGAGCACTAACTAACATAACCAAACAGTACGCAAAAGTACCGGGGAAGTGTCGCATTTCGCGTATGGCTTGAACTGTGGCGCTCCGCATAAACAATATTGTTTATGTTTTAAAGCCTCGGCAGTTCTAAACAAGTGACAAGGTTATGCAACATCTGGCTCGTAACCGTGGGTGCGCATGGCAACAAGCCCAATGTTATCGTGCGCCGGCAGAGTAACCTGTGTACACATTTCTCTTTTTACTCTGCAAAAATTACAAAAAAATTTGTAGGGGGTCGAGTTTCGTGGGGGAATTGGACGGGCTTGGTATCTGTGTGGGGCCCTCCCTCTCGCCGTCGGGTACCTCAAAAAGGGGTGTCGGGTTATCAACAAGCCCCCCTCATAGGTTAGTGAGTACTCACTAACTGATAGTGAGCCCTAACTGGGGATGTGGGCGCTCACTAACTGATAGTGAGCCCTAACTGGGTAGGTGAGTGAGTGCTCACTTACAAAGCGGCGGGCTGGCACGCATCTTGCTAGGCAAGCAAGTATCGTGCCAAGGTGGCTAGGCCGGCGGGGCCGCCGTATTGGCACGCATCTTGCTAGGCAAGCAAGTATTGTGCCAATCTGTTTGGCGCGCGTTGGCACGCATCTTGCTAGGCAAGCAAAGACCGTGCCAAGGTGGCACCGCGGTGGGCCGGTGGGAAAGTGGGC